CGTTCATAAGCACAAAATTCTTGTACATTCTTATAGCTAAAGACTTTTAAAAATTCTTCTATGTTCCAATACATTTCATTGTCTCTATTGTATAATTCTACTGATTGCATAAGTGTTCCCTCCGATGTGATCATTACTGATTATATTCCACGGTTAAACACAAACGGTCTAACCGTGGTTAAAATTCTTATGTTATAATGTTTGGTTTTTCGACCGTTGAATAAATACAACGATTAATGATAATAAGATTAAAGACAAAGCACTTACCTCCTAATAGTAGAAATCGATAACTTGTGAATATTGAAGATTATACTCGATATACGCTCGTTGGTTTTCTTTTTGTTCTGCCGTTCCGTATTCGTCACGGTCTTTGAACAACTTTAATTCTTGCCAATCAATATATAGATTATCTTCATATCTAAATGTGCGGTACCACATAGAGATGTAATCTAGTTCTATAAAATTTGGTAAATCTATACATAATTCACTAGTGAGATTGTCAATATATTCATAAAAGTTTTCGTATATATAATAGCACCCCTCGTATACCCCATCAATAGCCTTTTCTAAATCAACCCCATTTTCTGAAATTAAATAAACATCTTGTATTTGTGTATTATTCAATTCTAATATTTTTTCAAGGTACTCCTTGATATTATTGCATTTTTCACTTTTTAACATTCTGCCTAGTTCTAACAATTCTTTAAATTCCATGCTTTTATACCTCCGTTAACAAATACTGTTTACAATATCGGTTATTTGATAATATACATTATCATCAAATTTTATAAAATCTTCGCCAACTTCTACAACTTCCAATGACTCTAAATAGTCGCAAAAATCATTATAGGGAACAACATCATAAAGCCAATACGGTAATTTCTCCGTATTATGATTTAGTTCCGCCACTTCCTCGATTACTTCGATAATATCCATTGATAAAAGACTATTGGCGTTATAGAGTTGTTCAAACTTATGTAAAATTTCTTTGCTATCATCTTCAGAATATACATCAGTTAATTGATTATATATATATTCTGCCCTTTCCCTATCTAGCATTTTATTCACCTCCTAGGGTGAAATACACCCATCTAATAAGTTGAATTAAGAAAGTCGCAAATATGCAACCTCCGATATTTCTTAAAACTTCTAAATCCATAGGCTAAAACCTCCGTTAAAAATAAAGATTATTTATTTATGGTCTTATTGTACCGCTTAAGCGGTACAATGTACAATAGTTTTTATCTATGGTTATCCATAGCCTAAGGTTATGACAAACGAACACCGACAAAATACCCATGTTTAATGAATATATATAAATACCACAGATTTTTACACATGTCAACAAAAATTTGAAAAATATGTAAAAACGCTGGGTAAATGAGAATGTCTCTCAATAAAACGTTCATTTATTTAGCCTATAGGGTGTATCTAAAGAGTTCCCCTTATGATTGTATGTAAAAGACCAAAAACGCCGTAGAACGCATTTAAATGAATTTTAGCGGTATTGTCTAAATGAGAATACGCAAGAGGTCTTTTGTGTGCATACATAAGTTATGAATTTGTTTTTCTGTGGTGGATACTGTTGTATATCGAATGTTTTCGATGTGTTATTGACAAATGTAATCATTATTGATTGACATTCAAAATTTTCGATATGGTTTTTGTAGGTGGTGGTCGTACAATATGATTGCATACAATCGAATTTCATGCAACAGTTTTTTCATATGAATGTATGTTCATATGTTCATGCGTCATGTATTCCCAAAACGCATGCATGAACGGTTATTCATATGAGCAACTATTCATGTTTATACCTATGCGAAAAACTCATGATTAACATATGTACATATGAACACTCATTCATATGTCATAATCGATTGTATGCAATTTAATTGTACCATTTGGCAGGATTTATGGTATTGAGAATATTTCTCATTTAAGCTGCCTATGGTGGTGATGTCTATTGTACATGTACACATTCATATATTTTGTACATAAAAACAAACAAACGCTAAAACACGCAAAAAGTCATATGTCATAAAATCGTGTATTTTCGCTTATATGCTCGTTTAGGTGTTTTATGTACAATCATAAGGGGAACATATGAAAACGACCATACAACGCAAATATAGAGACTTTTATTTGAGAATAATTATCAAATACGCTGGCTTTTCTCATTTGCTGATGCTAATTGAGAATACAACGGCAAAACTAAAGGCGGTACTTGCGTACCGCCTTTATTCCTTATAGTTCTTGTAGTTCCTCCTCTAAGTCTTCCCTATAGTCTTCATCAACATTATCAAGTAACGCCTTAATATATTCTTGTGGGTTTTCGTCAATATCTTGAATAATTTCATACGGTGCAACGTGTTCGCCTATATTCTTATCAACTACATCAAGCAAGCACTCTTCTAATTGATATTCTTGAGACAATTCCAAAATAGTTTTTGTCGTTGTATCTGCTTGATTAATTAGCGTATCGATTAAGTCCATAGCATTATATTCTTGTTCAATAATAAAGTACATCATAGTATTTTCCCTCTTTCAGTTCTGATAATGTGGCGGTAGTGATCACTACCGCCAATATTTTCCTAGATATGCAAAATAACCTTTTCCGCTTTCCAATTATACCAATCTAGGCGAACGCCTAAATCGGTACCATCTAAGCAATCCCCAAAGAGACTACAGCCACAAGCATTTACATTAAAATACTTTTGGTCGGTGTTAGTCTCATAAGTTCGCTGAGTTTTTGTGAAAGGCTTTTCCCAATTATCCTTACTATAGATAATTGTAATTTTCTTATGAGTATCGTATAAGTCATTATTATATACGTACTCGCTTAATGCTGATAAACTAGAAAATTCTTTCATGAGTTTTACCCCTTTCAATATAAAATTATAAAAGACCTACGAAAGACATTTATTATCTTTCGTTACACTCATTATACACCTAATGGGGCAATCTGCATAATAGAAAAAATCTATGGTTAGTCATAACTTAAAGCTATGACGGTAAACCGTCAAACGCAGGGTTTACCCATGCAATTATATTGTGTACAACCGAATTGCATGAGACCATATCGAAAGTTTTCGACCTTTAGCCAACTAAAGTTTTCAATCTAATCGAATTTTTTAAATGTATTAAACAGAACAAATGTTCGCTGGTTGCAGGCGGTCTTGCAGGTCGTGGCGAACACACGTGCGGTCAATATGTAATAGCTTGAAAAAACAAATATGTATATCAATATATGAACGTATATATAATAGGTGGGATATATATATATATATATACATATGTAAAATACCGTGGACATATATATATAGATATATACAAATGTAAAAATCCGTGGACAAAATCATATATATAAACAGTAAAAACCACCACAGAATTGATTTAAATCGTTTATACGGTGTGTTTATATCCACGGTGGTATATTTGTATACCCCATATGTGAAAACCACCGTACAACGCAAATAAATGAATTTCACGAGATGATGCGGTCGTATGAACATATGTTCATTTATGGGTGCTGCCACGTGGCATCATAGAAGATTAAAACAAACAGATGTTCGATTGTTGATGTTAATCGTATCATCCGTGGTTTATCAATATAACAACCCATGAACACACCACAATACACATCAATAGATAAATACATATATCATCGACACATATGTACGTTTATTCAATACCACGGCATATACCAATAAAAAAAATACCACCGCATAAAACGTGGACACATAGCGAACGTATAATGTATAAGCATATATGCTGCGGATGCACGTTTGTTTCATGCAGGTGTTCGCCATGGTTTTTATGCGGTGGTATTTGATTTCTGTGACAACAGTAGATGAAACGCATGAACATTTCCGTGTGGTGAATGGTGGTATGATTGCCTGTGTGATGTGTTTGGGATGCATCACACAATGTTGGTGTTTACATGCGTTTGCAATCTGTTGTCATTTATAGAATAACACAAGACGGTTTGTGTTGTCAATAACCAATGTGTTTTTCTTGGGTTTTATTTTTTGAAATCTTGTTTTTTAATTTTTGGTTTTTAATTTTTTGGATTTGGGTTATTGGCATTTGGTTATACCACATAACTCCTGAACAGGAAAGCTATGAGTGCTGAAACATTGAATACCAATGTTATTTGTTGACTCATTAACAAAAGCATAAATTACATTTTTAACATATATTGTCTTTTCTGTAAATCTAGTGACTACACCGACATAAACATGTTTATCATTAGAACGTGCAATAGCTGTATCGCCATCTCTGAGATAACCGTATTTAGTGTTTAGCGTAGCAATAGTTGGTAAATCTTCTACAGAACTATTTACAGGCTTGCCATTAAATAGCATGGTCGGAACACCACTAGAAATCTTATTTTCAGGCTTTACAAACAATGCCCTAAGGTGTTCGATGTTCTCTGGAGTAATCTCTAGTTTTAATTTTAGTGTTCCCATGGAGTCGTTTTTGGTTTTCATATGTTTTCTCCTGTTGTTAAGCGTTTTACAACTTGACGAATATATTCTTTGGTTTCTTCATCTAACATAGCCATTAGATGCAAAATTAACAAGTCATAATTCCTGTGTAAAATCTTTTTACGTTGTCTGTATCTATCATTCATTAGTGTTTACCTGATATATATTGATGGCATCTGCCCTAGATAGATTTAAACCATAAACCTTATTAGTTGCATCATTACAACTTTCAAACAGGTAAAAAGCTGTATTATCGGAAGTCTCAATGTGAATCATGTACTGTAATTCACTTAATGTTTTGTCCGTCTTATACGTCAAATAATGCTCTATAGCACCGTAAGTGACATGAATCCTGTATGTATCCATTTATTCCTCCTGTGTTATAAAAACGCTTGTCGTGTCACAGCAAATGTCAGTAAAATTGTTACAATAACGGTTATAACAATCAGTTCCATTGGCATATACCGAGTGCCATATTCAAAGCCACCAATAACATGAACTGCTTTTTGTCGAATTGCTTCGGATGCCCATTTCTTGTCAAACTTTTGACATGAAATCTCCCATCTTGCATCATTCAGTTTATCCTTTGTTTTTTCCAACTGTTGTTGCAATTCTTGGATATAGCCGTCTTTGGCGATAATCACTTGGTTTTGTTCTTCGATTGTTCTATATAGTGCTTGTGTATCCACCCTAGACCTCCTGTGGTTTCTCATGTTTATCAGCAAGCGATATACATTTATCGCACACGACTTCCAACTGTTTTTTAACCAATGTTACCGCTTGGTCTAGTTCCTTGACGACCTGTTTCACACATTTTAAGTCTTCTTTTGTTAATTGTTCAGTATCTGCATTAGGCAACAACAATGTAATATCTTTGATTGTCTTAATAGTTTTCCATTCGGCAACCTGTTGTTGTAACAATTCAAATGACAACGAATGTTCCCCAATAGCATCCAACAATAGTTGATACAAAGAGTATCGCAAATGATTTAATACAATGTTGTCCTCTTTGTGAGAACCGATGTTATCTGCCATACGGTCAATATACAATGTCAGCGGATAACCTGCCATAGAATTTACCAAAATATTTTTAGTGTCCATTACATCCAATCTCCATTCTGTAGTTCTTCATTAATCAATAATTCTTTTTGCTCGTTATATATCTGACTGTAGTGCTTTTGTTTACAAGTCGTTGTACAATACTTTTGGTTATGGCTGCAGGGTTTAAACCAACGACCACAATACTCGCATTGTTTCATATGTTTTCTGCGTTCGGCTTCTCGTTGGTAGAACCCCTTTAGAAATTCTTCTGGTACTGCTGGGTGCGGTCTACCATCGAAGCAAGATTTTCCCTGTAGAAATTCTGGTAATTTAGACATAGGGTACCTCCATTAGAACTCATATGTTTTGCGTTGTGTGCGACCCTTGGAGGTCTGTTTGTCTTCTAATGCAGCCTCGTAGTTTGAAATAAAGGCTCGCAAGTTAATGTACACATAACCTTTGTTTGTTACTACGGCATCTTCCATTAGTTGATGAGTTAGTGTATTAAACATCTTAGATAATAATACGGCATCAATTCGACTTACAGGTACTTTAATTACCATGTTAGATAATTCATTATCCAAAATAATGATTTGAGATTTTGTCGCATCAAACGTAAATGTCTTAATAAAGGTAGTGTTTGTGTCTAAACTTAATTTAAAAAGCATAATTATTTCTCCTGTTCATTTAATTCATTTCTAATAATGTCACGCACCATTGCACAATACCATGCACAGTATGGGTCGTGTAATAATTTGGCTTGTTCTTGCCATAATTCTTGTAATTGTTCTTTGGTCTTCTTTGGCTTTTCAGCCTGTTTTAATAACTTGCGACCAGCTTTGATTGACTTGGTAATTTTCTTTAATTCCTTTTCTGTTGGTTGCACGTTAGACCACCACCAAGTTTTCTTCCAAAGCCACACTCAAGGCAAATGCTGCACTATCGCAATCCCATTTAATGGCGTTACCAATTAATGTTCTTGCCGACTGTTGTTCTTGCGGTGTCAAGCGAATACCATCTTGTGTTGACTGTTTGATTGTTCTTGTGCGTTCATCACAATTTCTGCGAATTTCATTTCTTGGGTTCATATGTTTCCTGCCTTTCGTTATAAATAAAACCCCAGACCGTTTAATGTTTCTCAGGTGTTTTTCTCTACCTGTTGATTACATTATATCAGTTGGGGTTTTGTGTGTCAACAATTATTTTGACAAATTTTTATTTTTTTATTTTGTTATTGTTTTAACGTGTATTCGTTCATTATATCTGCCACGGATACCCATTGATAGCCTGCACCGATTTGTGAATACACTTGGATGAACACCGTGTCAATGTCTTTATCCACACGCATGTCACAACCGACCAATCTGGCATTCTTGTCTCGGTCAAACACATGCTTGTTCATGTATTGTACTGCGGATAACACTTGTTTGTCGATGTCCATGTATTTCTTCTCAGCATCTCTCATGGCTTCAAACAGTTGTTTTACATCATAGTGTCCAATGTATGTATACTCATCTGTAATATCGTATAACGAATCGAAAGAGCCATCGTCAAACATAACATAATGCTCACCATCGGTATCGATTCGGAAGATAATTATGGTGTATCCAGTATCGTCTAAGTAGATGTCTCCGACTGTTGGGGTGTGTTTATTCATCTATGGTCTCCTGTAAGTGTTTATAAAAGTCTTCCAAAAACCAATCAATTTGATTGATTTCAAACTCGGTGTATACATGATATTCACAATCAATGATACCATCTGGGTGGTCTTCATAAGAACATTCATATACCAACCGACCGTCTTTCAATCGTATCACAAAGGCATGATACATAAGGGTTATTGTTGCGTTGTCGTCAAATGCAACCTCTTGGTTAACAACGATTGTGAATTGTTTGTCGGTGTAATCATATGTGAAACCATTGACTGACACAAGATTGAACATATCTTTGACGTCAAACATTGTACTTGTGCATCCTTTCTTTGAGTGTCACTAATAACAAATTCAGATTGGTGTGTTCGTATAACGTGATATATCGACCAATGATGTCTTTCTTTTGTATTGTTGATGTTGAAAAACAATCGCCTGACACCACATAGATTACACGATACGTCTTGAGTGTCTCTTTGTATATCAATACAGGTTTGTCTTCCCAAAGGAATACATCTCCGACATGCAACTCGTGTTCACTATTAGACAATTTGTTGTCTCTATTAGAAAACTTATATATCTTCTTCATAGTCTTCCTCGTAATCTAAGTCTTCCAACTCAATATCGCTAACATGGACTTCTTCGACCTGACCATCCACATCGTATTGACAAATAGTTGTATTAATGTCGAAACAATCTGTTAAATCAGATGCAATCTCATATGCTTCTTCTTCGCTATGGGCGGTAATCCGTGCTTCACCGTAGAATGTACCGCTAAATGTAACATTATAAACCTTTTCCATTACTATCCTCCATTCCCATGAGTCCAACGACCAACAAACAAATAATAAACGCAAGTGTAATCTTTGCAGCAAACCAAAGAACAGTCCATGCGATTGCCATGGTTACACCTGCGATACCAATAAGTGCTAGAACGAACGCAATCGCAACCGCAAGCCATGATAACTTTGCGACAATACTAAGAACAACGATTGCAACCGCAAGAATTGCACCTATAATAGCTGTCAATAATCTCATATGTTTAACTCCATTGTTTAATAATGCGTTCGGATGGTATATACCAAACACGACCGTTAATTTCAGCTTGCACCAAATAGAAGTTACCTATTGGGTTATATAACTTAATTTCACCGACCAATTCTTGGTCTTTATCGTTAAAAAATTGTACAACTGTACCATCTTTAAGCGTTTCCATTTTCTAGTTCCTTTCGAACAGGTGTCTTCGGTTTCTTTTTATGTGTGGTAAAGTCGCAAGATGTCTCTTTACAGGACTCACACATGCCAAGCGTTTGTAAATTCACCAAAGATGGATACAAGTAATTCAAGCGTTCAAAAATCGCTCGTGCCACTTGTTGGTGTTCTGTGGATGCTCTCTTGCATAACCTTTTAGGCAGATACTCCATCCAAGTACGTAAAGAGCCACTCACGGTCATGGTAACATTAGTTGCCAATGGTAATACATATGATGCAACTTGATAGGGAACACCTGCATCAACCAAACGTCTGTATTCAAGAATTTGGTTCTCCACTAGCTTATTCATTAGCTGACCCATGTCGTTTGTAATCTCTGGATGTTCTGTGGAATCAAACCATGATGCATCGCCAAAGTCTGTACCCCGTGTAGACTTCACGGTGAAAGACAAATGTCTGTGTCGAGTGATTTGTGCAAGGCATTTCTGTGACATTTCAATATCGAATGTTACTAATGTATGCTCAAGTAAAGACAAGTGTCCACTATGAATGGCTCTAACGAGGGCATCCTCTGTTAATTCCTTACCATAACATTGACCCATAGCATGTGTTGCGGTATTGAGTGGTGTGTAATTCTGTAGTTCTACTTTCATAAAACCTGCACCTCCTGTGTTAGCATATAAATGGTAATAGCGACCATCATAATGACATTAAATAGTGTCAATCCTAATAGCCACGCTTTAAGCCATAAGATTGTACGCTTGTTTTTCTGTGCCTCATTAGCAATAGAACGGAACTTGAGTCGGTTATCAATGTTGGTATCAATCATAATCGACTGTGTGTCTTTAATCATCGCTCGCAACTCTCTGATTGCTTTTGTGTTTGCAATAGACCGTTGGTTTGCCGCCGTTTGTCCACTCACAAGTTGGTCGATGGCATGAGTCCTTTGTTTAACTTTTTGCTCAGTCTGTAGTAATTTCTTCTGTAGCATCCGTAGATAATTCATTGATACCTCCTGTCGGTTCACCTAATGCACCCAATAGAAAAGACGATAGTTCAACCCAATGTTGTTGACATTGGTTATCTGTTACCAAGATATAATATTTGTTATTCACTTGTTTGTAATCGCCAGCCATCATATATTTTACACCATTGACCGCTATGAGACAAGACTCAAGTTCTTTAACAATGAATAATACATTACAGCCGATATGTTCTTGTCTGGCTTTATCGACTTGCTCTAACATCTTAGAAACACTTTCGTTAAACGAAGATTTCCCAATATAATGGGCATCTTCTTTTAGTACGCCTGTAATTAAGTGATTATCTTGTATAATAATCAAGTCGCCCAACATTTGTTCTGTTACGACTATGGCTGGTTTGTTATGATACAATACTAGGTCGCCTAGAGAATACTTCATTATTCCTCCGTATTTTGAAATACCACTATATATGACATAAGACCATCTTCTCCTGTAAACGGTGTAATGTTTACAACCGACCATCCAATAGAAATATAGTCATTTAAAATGTACTCAAGTCCTACTGAGTTATTGGGATGTATTATTTTTACTGTTTGCCTCATGTATTGCCCCCTGTGTTATCTCGTTAGCCAATACACAAACGAACCGCAATTAATCACAATAACTGCAATTAAATACCAAAAGATTTGCTTATGTGTTTTATGCATCTGCTTCTCTAAGTCTGTGACTCGTGCACCCAGTAAGTCTATTCGCTCGGTATGCATTTGTGCAACCTGTAATAACATTGCTGTTGACTCGTGCAGGCTTGAAATAGAGTCTCTATGAGCATCTTGTGTTTTTGAAAGAACCTCAATTTGTTTATGGTGTTCATCTATAGTGCTTGAGTATTCTCCTAGTTGGAGGGTTGCGGTTTGTAATGTTTCGTTATTCTTGCCTACGTTTTTTGCAATAGTGCCCATCGTCTCATGTGTCCGTTGGTATGCTTCCATTAGTTCTGACATTCGTCTTCCTCCTGTGTAATATGGTAAAAACAATAGTGTGACCCATAGTCAACCGTGATACCCAATGGATTATGCATAATACGATAATACGGTGGTGTGAAACCATTATAATTCCACCACTCTTTAATCGCTTGTAGGGCATCGGCTTCGGTCTCGAATAGACCATGGTGCTTCATTTCGTATGTTCGTGTGTCTTGCCATTCAAGTTTGTACATTAGTTCTCCTGTATTGTGTTTTCATCCGACCCATTCTCCGTATTCATCCATTCTGTATGTATCAAGGTATTCAAAATAGAATATTTTACCGTCTTCATCCTCATGCGGCCCAACGGCATATCCTATTTGATAACAGTTATGTTCCATACATAGCTTTTGCAGTTGTTTGCAAGCCTCTTCGTATGTATCTACAGCCATAACCTTGTGCATGATATTGTCATTGTCTATTGTATAGCCACCGTACTTCATTAGTCTATCTCCACTAGTTTTTGTAAATATTGGCAATTCGGCAACAATGTTGACAAGTGAATCGTGTCGTTATGACCGACTTGACTATAACCTGTAAACACAATCATATCTTGCCAATATACATAATTGTTTGGTCTAAAATATACGCCTGTTGGTCTAAAGTGACAACCATTGACTCGGATGGTGACTCCACGGTCAAACACGTCTCTCAAGAATACAAACTTTTGTTTTGCAATATCTTGTTGACTAAGGATATACTGGCGTACTTGATAGTAGACACTAGAATTGGCTATATTGAATAAATTAATTTCTAATGACTTGTTACCAACGTACTTCTTGCGAGACACTAAGTCAGATACCCTTTTAAATACAAGGTCGTTACGATAGATGTCATACACAATGCAATGGTCTTGGTCGACACATATAGATTGCACAAACATGTATATATTATGAACTGCATCCAAATAGTTATGTCTTTCGGTAATTAAGTCTCCATACACAAACATGTGTTGCACCTGCTTTCTGTGGTATTCAACAATAGTTTTTGTCTTTGGATATACCTCAAACCATTGGAAATCCCATCGTTCTTGCATACGCATTTCTTCTTCAAATTGTAAACACCAGTATGTATCTGTGATGGCGTTCTTATAGATATGTCTGCGTGTTACATATTTATGTCCAACGATTTCTTCTTGTTTAATCAAGTCGTAATTGCCGAAAGAACAAAACAGAATATATTCTTTGATGTCGCTTTCGTGTTGACTTGGGTTTTCTAACCAATGAATGAACACCAAGTCTAAATCTTCGATTGACATACCGTCAATACCGACCGTTTCAAATTGTTGTAGTGCTTGTTGGGTTGTCATATGTTTTTCTCCTGTGTTTCTCGTGCGTTAAAAATCCGTTGTTTTGCGATATCAAAATACAATGGGTCTAATTCAATACCGATGAAATCTCGACCCAATTCAACGGCTGCAACACCTGTTGTACCAGAACCCATAAATGGGTCAATAATGGTATACCCCTCTGGCAGAATACCAATAATGTTTTTCATTACCTGTAATGGCATCTGACATGGATGCTCGGTTTTTTCTCGTGAGGTGTTCTTAACGATATTGATGTTCCACCAATCGTAAATCGGTGTGCCTTTAGAGCCGTTTTCAATCAACCGTTTAATCCGTTTATCGTTTGGGTTCTTATACGGTTGCAATACCTGTTTAAAATCAGGCATTATACCAAAGAACGCAATATCACGATGTTGTCTGCGGTTGTTTGTATTGTACACCCATGATACCACACGAGTCGGTGGTCTGTCAATATCAATCGCAAGTTGATACAACTGTTCTGGGTAATGGATACATACAGATGGATGCGATGGGTTAAACACCTGTTTTAACATCTGTCTGTAATCGCCATCGCTCATTCTGTCGTGATAGCCATTATAATGGTACCCAATGTTGAACGGAGGGTCTGAAACAATGATATATGGCTTGTTTTCTTCCTGTAGTTGTGTCTTAATGGATGGCAATATGTTACGACAATCGCATTGATGTAGTTCAATCATCGAGTTCGTCATAGAATAACTCCCTATCCATCTGAGATGAATACGTTAAACCAAGCAATCTAAAGATGTCGTCTTTTTCTTTTTCAGTGAATAATCGTTCTCCGTTCATGCTATTGGATAGGCTAGATGGACTAATACCCAAATAGGCAGCAACTTGATTGAGTCGTAACCCCTTAGCTTTAAACATTCTACGCAAGCGAACGTATTTTGGTCTATAGCGAGAACTAACGTTATCACGTAACAGATATATATACCCAAGTAAGTCTTCAACCGTTTGAAACGTGTCATCTTCAAACGTCTCTAACAACTTGGTTAACACATTGGATGTTTCGTCATATTTCTTGTAGCTGTCTTCGAAGACCTTATCTTTGATACGTACAAATGTTTTCATGTTTCCTCCTGTTATAATGTCTTGTTTAATTTACGGAAATACTCAAGCATATCTTGTTTGCCTGTGGTATTTTTAATCGGATGAATGTCCGTGGTTGTCCAATCAGATGAAGTAATGCATGTAGCATCTATTGATTTCAACCGCTTGTGCCATTGGTCGGTACAAACGTAAATCACACCTTTTTTCATCCGTAGACATTGTGTTTGCGGCCAGTGGTGTCGTCTAATGCCCTTGCCACCGCACATCTTCTCGTATGCTTCATGAAATCTCATCTCTTAGTCTCCTTTCTTGGGAACATACATAAGATTACAACGCTTAAGAACATCGCCCCAAGCCATTCTTGGTCGTTGAAAACAAATGTTCTGATGAATGAACCACTCATCAATAACAAGCAACAAATGTCAATCATTCGTCTAATGTCAATAATCAATTCTTTATCCATTTCCTTGTTCCTGCCTCACGTTCTTCAATTCTTCTCGACCAATCTTTTGTAAAAACTGCCATGCTCTAAACATGGCTATATAGTCCAGATTCATATATGTGCGGTTCTTGGGATGCTTTGGACAACACAAGTATATCCAATGTTCATCTGCTGACCGCTGGTGTTGTAATATTGGTATTGGCTTGGTTTTACACTTGTAACACCCATGTAATTTCTTACATCGGTCTAACACATCGTCAAAACCATCGCCATAGTCAATGAAATACTCTCGTTTCTGCGGTATCTTTCGACCACCGCCAAATCTACAGGTCATACGTTTCCTCCTGAGTTAAATCTATGGTTATCTTATGTGTATATCATAACATAGATACCATGTGGTGTCAACAATATGTTTAAAAACTTTTGCATTAACAAAAAAGAGACCAACTATGTGGTCTCTTATGTTTTATTCATTTCTGTCCTCTGCTAGTTTGGCGTGCTCCCAATAACTTTTACTTTTGACATCGCTACTCCATGATGTCGCTCCGTAATCCCAAGCATAAACTTTACCATCTTTATATTCTGCAAAATAACGACAATAGTCTGGATTTGCTTCTGAATGAGAGACGATTAATTTTGTATCCACAGGCACTTTAGACCAATCCACAGTATCAATATGGTCGCTGATTTTGATATAGTCTTTATCCTGTAATAAATCCTTAAAGACTAACTTAGAGAAAAACGAGTATAACACTCTAGTTTTACCAAACAGACATATGTATTTACCATTGTCAAGTTCAGGTTTTGTCTCAGACAACGCAAAACTATCAATTTCTTTACGGTAAAACACATAGTTATACCCAGAGTTATAACAGTCTTTTAAATACGCCTGTAAACCATCTTGTGTTAAATATTTTGATTGTAACATGTGTGCCTACTCCTATTCTGCAACTTTTGTATATAACGCATTATAAATCAATAAGTCTAAACGGCTGTAAGCACGGTCGTATAAATCATATAATTCTTCATATGATGCACCCTCCTCGTCAAACTTAGCCATTGTTTCTTCCACGTCTTTAACAATAGATAAATACTCTTGTTCATCAATCATAATTGTTGTCATTTGTTTTTCTCCTGTTATCTACTAACCCATTTCATGCAACCGATGCGTAAATATCGCAAGTATTCTTCCTCAGACATTTCCTGATAGTTTTTGCGGACTTTTGCTCGTTTAACATACTTGTGAACGCAATAAAGGTTACCTCGGAAATCCCATGTGTCTATCTCGTCTATTAATATTAAACCTGCACCGACTTCATTTAATTTATTATCGACAAATTGTCGATGTTTCTCATACACCTGTAGTGGCATAGCGTAATAGAAATACTTGACATGTTCACAGTCGTGATACCGTTTCTTGTTAAAGTCTCGCTTAAAATCTTCAATATTAGTCTTAGCTTCAACTTCTGTTAAGAACCGTTGAGTGTGTTTAAAGTATATAAAATCCGCTTCATATTCACTGCGGTTGTCTCCAAACATTAATACATTGGGAATACATATATATTTTAAATACAGGTGATACCCTAGTGCTTGAATAATGTCATATTCTATCATATGTTTCCCCTGTGTTAGTCTGCACGTTTATAATACTTGTAGAATTTTGTAGCTTTGTCTTTAGATGTATAAGAGTTTGTTCCATTGGCAAACACTTGCACTCCTGTACCATCAAAACGAGCGAAGCAAGCATATTCCCATTCGTCATCATGATTATTTCTGACACGCAATAAGTCATCCCTACGGACTCTATTTTGTTGTGGAATATTTAAATAGTCGTGAAGACGAATGAAATTACAGTAAACCTGTTGGGGGATAATTCGAGAGTCTTCATCACTCAGTTGCTTCCACTTGTTTCCATTCTTGTAATGATACGACAGAAAACCATCTATGTCTTCTTCGCAGTCACTTACCAAGGCGGCATACCATGGATATTCCCCTGTCGAACCATACACAAGGTCAAAACCCTCTGCGAATAAATCGAAAAATAAATTCTTTTGTTGTTTTGTTAATTTTGCCATTATTGTGCCTCCAATTCAGAAATCGCCTGTAGATATTCCAGTACTGTCTCAAGACAAACATTGGTAACATCTCCATCTGGCAACAACATAGTACCATGGTAAATAACGCCGTCTCTCAATAGTGCCAAACAAAAGACACCATCGTCTTCGGTATACTCGAATTGAATAACGGCAACATCATATCCATTATCAAATGAAAACCACCACATTTGCCGTTCTTCATACATAATGTTCTTTGGCAAAATAGTCGTGTATTTAAAGCCATTGTGTTCTTGCAATTCTTTAATAATTGTTTTATCCATAATTCCTCCTGTGTGAAAAACAATTTGTTTACACCATTATGATACCATGGTTGATTGCGTATGTCAACAACAAAATAAAAAAAGACGGAAGAAATTTATTCTTCCGCCATACGATAATGCCATAATGCACAATCGTCTATCTCACAAGCCTCTACTTCCGCCAAAGTACCACAACAACACTCTCGACATTTCTTATGGATTGCATCGAGCGGTGTCTTTGGTTTTGATGGCTTGCGTTTTCGTTTATTTGTTTGTTTCTTTGGCATGTTCAACTGCCTTTCGCAAGTGTTCCAATTCAAGAACACGGTCGATATGGTCGTGCACTCGCATCTGTTTTTTGTTTCTCTCTCCAGATAGTTCCACTATGGATGTACCACAATCGTTTGGTCGATAACCCTTGTCTGCGGAATAACCGCCCCAACCAAGGAATGAACCTGTTTGCACATCCAAGTGTTCAATTAAAGACCATGCCTTGGCAATACGGTTGGGTTCTGCCACCATAGTGCGTTCATATGTTGTCTTATGTAGATGCTCATAGAACGTAATATCGGTATGCAGCCATTCCATTTTGTCAGGCTTTTTAGAATTATGCCATGTGCCAATGACATATAAGTTCTTGTTGACATTCAAGAACACCGATGCCATGCCGTGGTAGAACGGAACACCTAGTAACTCAGCCAGCATCTGTTCAGGAATTAAACGATTGTGTTTTAACGCTCGTTCATATCCATGGTTGCCACTACGACAGAACAGAATACGGTCTTTTATCGGTTCTAACAAGCGGTATGCCAATAGAACTTGGTCTCCACCGTGTTCCGATTGTTCAAATACCGATGATGCAGAACTCGTTGTTGCATTATCCGTAGAGTCACCACCGATAATCAAATACAGATTGTCAATCGTTTTAACTTGAGAAATGAACTTCTCAAATGCCTCTCGATTGTGATAGATATTACCGACATGAATATCGGATATATCTGCGATATATGCTCTGTCTGCTTCGACACGCATATCTAGTTTGTTCAGATTTAATGATTGTTCAGCTATATTCACACTCGTTTCTCCATATCTTTCAAACGTGAGCATTGTTTACCACAGTAATTACAGATGGTTTTATTATCACCAAAGCACTCATCCAGATACTCAATGGCTTTACATGTTGTCATTGGTCGTTGTTCGCCTGCGTACTTATACATTCGTTTAAATGTCTCTCGTGCAGAGTCGAACGGATAATTAACTTTGATGATTGGTGTTTTTGCCTCATAGTATCTAATGCTTGGTCTCAAGACATCCTCGTCAAGTACACCATCGGCGATTAATTCCTGTAGAACTTGTTGTGCAACCGATAATGACTTCTTGAGTCGTCTTGAGGTCAACATTTTGTATTCACCAAAGTGTTTGGCAATCTCGCTGACTTTCATACGTAAGCCATACCGTAGCATTAATCGTTTCATGCTGCTTGTGCCAATTTCTTTTCTGAGCCGCAAGAATGCATACATTAACTCTTTGATTTCTTCTTGTTCAATCAAGATATCTTCTGGTGAGCGTTCATAATCAAATTCCCTGTAGCGTTTCATCTTGCGGACTAACCGCATGGATATTCTCTCTTGGTTAAATTCTTTGAAAGACATGCGGTTGTCAAACTCTTGTATTTTAAACAGTTCATCTGAGTTAGAACAGAAGAACTCCATTAATTTATTCATGCGACCACCGTATATCTTTCATCAACACCTGTAATTTTCTTTGAGCGTTCACCGATGGATTGACAACGGTCTGTACGGAACTCACATTGAATGATTGTTCCGATGTTTTTACCATTGAAAAATAACTTGCGATATTTACCCTTGGTACGTTTCTTTTGTTGTTTTTCGGTTTCTTCGTCTTCACGCAAGAAGATTACCTCTGGTGAAATCAAATATAAATATTGTTGTATCAAATCCCTGTGTTCACCATAAATAGAAACACGATACAACTCCCCATTCTTAAACATATCCACTAAAAACATATATCTTTTAAACATGGATGTGTTTCCCCTGTGTTATTTATTTGTAGACCCTGTGCCACCTGTGCGAACTGCGGTTGTACAATCATCATCAATCAAGTGATACTTTGTAAAGATGCCTTGAACTATGTGTTCGCCTGCTGAAATGTATTGAGTGGTGTTGCCATAATTGTATAATACAACCATGATTTCACCCTCGTTGTCTTCGTTGTTATAATAGTCAGAATCAATAACAGATGCACCAGTCGCAAGCATTAATTGACGTTTAACCCCCAAAGATGAACGCACTCGTAAATCCAAGTATTCATCATGTGGCATATACGCTTTAATGCCAGTTTTAATCAGTACGGATTGTTTTGGTTCGATTGTATAATCATCATAGACATAAATATCGTAACCAGCACTATGAATGGAGCCTCGTGTTGGTTTTTTCACGATTGCTCCGACTCTGCTGACATACTCAAAACCTCGTACCCTGTGTGTAACTGGCTTTAAGCCATGTTTTTTCCGTATACTATTTAATGCTTTACTCATTCACTTTCCTCCTGCTACACTAGAACCTCTACGGTGATATACTGACGACCAAATTCAATGGCTTCATCATACGATGGCATCCAAATATCAAATGCGTTTGAATAACCACCGCCAAATCGGTCTTTAACCGTATATACTCGACCATTGATTAATACTTTTGTACCAAACGGAAGATGGTCTGCGGCAACTGCACCATCGTGTGTCCATTCACCGTTTGCCATCGTTCCGTGGTCACTATAAGCAGAAACTTCGGCTTGCATTGAGTATGCATGCGTTGGTAATGTACCAATCACGAATAACACCAATGCAAGCAACCCCAGTCGTAAGATGTGTAATATTTTACTCATATGTTTATCTCCTGTTCTCGTAGTATTCAATCACTTGTTTTACCCATAAGTAACAAACCCAAGAAAACCCTGCGAACATACCAAGGGTGATTAACTTTTGTAGTGCTACCATAATGATTAAACAGTCCATGATTGCACCGCATCCACAGCTTGGTTTAATTCATCAACGATACTGTCTTGTGCTTGGTACCCAAGTTGCATCGCCCAAATTAACCCAACCTCTAGTGTATAGTCGTTTAATAATGCACCAGACACAATCTTATTCACCTTGGATTGATTATCTTCATCTATGCGATACACGGCAATCGTGTTTTCTTTTTCGACTTCATCAAATTCGGTAACGGAATATTCTTCTTCGATGTCGCCTTGGTCGTTGACAAACGCATGTACAATAATGTCGCCATGGAAAACCACAAAGGCTTCATCAATCACACCCAAGTCACACAAGCATTTATCCAATGCTTCACCATTTAAGAACGCTTGACGTGCAATCTCATTTGTATCCTCGTCTACATCGCCAGTTAAATACACAAGCCAATGCGGATGTAATTTACGAATGTCTTCACATGATGGTGAGTCTGTTGATGTCAAACAGTAAGACTGACCGTTAAACCACAACAGTTGTTCTCCCCATAGTTTATTTAAACCATCTGTATTGATTAATTTTTGTTCTAACATTTTGACCTCCTGTTAGCCTGTTAGTTTGTCAAGGTGTAATATCGTAAACCTTGAACTCGATGCGTGGATGCTCACTATAGCGTTTTCTACAGATTACATCGCACACTTGGTTATCGTCATGCCATACGATGCCACTCAGGGCATCCATGACACCTTTGAGTACATTATCCACATCTGGTTTCTTAGTCGGTAGAATTAAGCCTGATTTCATATCTTCACGGTCTTTCTTGCGACCCCCAGATGGTATCTTACGGTAAATGTCAAGTTCAAACAATAATGGAACATCTACCACATTCTTCGGATGTTCGATTGAGTCTTTAATCAGTTGCTTATAAGCCTTTGACTTCGGAGGGTCATACGCTCTCACGAAACGACCACGACCACATAATCGTGGTCTACCTTGCGGTACAGGCTCTCCCATTACTGTTGCTGAATAAATTAATTTCAAGTACTAAACCTCCGCTTTATCATACAATCGACATAATGCATCTGTAATATCATCGCAAGCCTTGTCAACGAGATGGACTGCCTCTTGCTTAGATAGTTCAGATTGCAACATTCGTCTGCGAACCTCTGCTTTAAGTTCATTGGTTCGATAATCAATAATCGCAAGCATGTGTAATTCTTTTACCATAATTTATTCTCCGATTGCATCTTTGATTTTATCCACTTGTTGTTTCAAATGGTTGAAATCTTTAGAATTGTTAATCACGAAATCACATTGAGACTTTAATTCGTCAACAGATGTTTCTGACACATCATTGAGTCGTGTTTCATCGCAAGAACCATCTCTGCGTTTCATTCGTTTAATACGTTCTTTCTTGTTCGCTGAGATAAAGATTGCCACATTGAACGCTGGGTCTCCGACATCCAATTCTTTTAACATATCAAGTTCATTTTGATAGCGACAATCGGTCACGATATATTTCTCTGGGTTATCTCTCACCAGCTTGTTACGCAAGACAACCAACCAGAAGTCTGCAAACAACGCTCGAATACCATTGCCAAGTGCTTGTAGGTGTTTTCGTTGTTTGCCATCTAAGACGGTCTTCTCAATCGTTTGCACCACAGGAAGTATACCCTGTAATTCTTCGATTGAATGACCACTCAAGTCAGATATAAACTCCATACCTGCGTTGACACCATCGGATTGAACAATAGCAACCATTTCTTTGATTGCATCTGCGTATGCATACCGAGGAATATCACCAAACATGTCAGCAACGGTATCTTTACCAACACCAGCACGACCGACTAGAATCATTCGATTACCTCCGTTGTTCCAACGACTTCGCTACGCTCAACGTGTTCAACGGGTTCAGCATCAAAGTTAAAGCTAAAGATTTTCTGTAAACGCTCTTGAGTAATATACTTAGTATGTTTCTTTTTATCTGGGAAATACAGTCTAACTCGTGGTGCTAAATAGCCAGCTTGACTTCGTTCTCCATGCAATTTCGTACAGATATAAAACTCATCACCAACACGCAAGTCATTGACAAATGCTGTTCTTGATTGTCGATGAATGGCTGTCACACGGTAACGGTCAACAGTACGAAACTCTTGAGTTTTAATATTTATCATCGCTTTTTAATCCTCTCCTGATAATATGGACAACAATATGATACAGAGCAGTACTCTTTACATTTACGACCCATTGGATATGTCTTGGATACCCATCGGTCTTTTGCAGAACACTCTCGTGGTAATTCTTGTTTGGCGATGGCATTTACCAAGGCATCTTTCTTGTATAACGCATAGTCAAGTAACCGCTGGTCGTTCATCTTGGGTAGTTGTATCAAATAGCATTGCTGACTTAGATTGAATGTCTTGATTGTGTTGATTGGTTCTTTGATAATGACTTGTAAATACATATCATTGATTGGGATACCATGTTTATTCAACAAGATGCGATATAAGTTCTGTTGTTTACAGTAATCACCATAGTGGTGCAACCCATCGTACACCCATTGTTGTCGCATCTCGGTTTTACCCTTACGTTTGCCACGTGTGATTGTGTATGGTCGCCACAATGGTCTACCACCCATCATGGTCGCACACTTGTATGCACCAACGACCTTATAGTCATACAAGGTATGATGCTCTAAGTCAATACAGTCCATCTGACCTGTGAGACCTTGATAATTTAGTCGAAACTCGCCTGCGTAATTCTGTGGCAGACAATTCTCAAGTATACCATGCATGGATGTACCGACTGTTGCAGCAATCGAGGAGAACGGATTGATTGTCTCTGGATTGTTTGCTTTCAGATACATATATAACGTTGGAGACAATACCTCGGTGACAGAGAAGTGGTCTCTATTTAAATTCCTGAGACGACTTGCGTTTACCAACAATGGTTTGGCAAGGCATCGTTGCCCCATACGACATTCTTTCATGCAGTCTTTAACCAATATGGTCTTGCCGTCAGGACAAAGAAATGAATTTTCTTTCATGTATTCACCTGCTTTCGTATATACTTATTATACAGTATTTGTCTGTGTTTGTCAACCATTTTATAAACGCAAAAAAAAAGACCCAAGCGTGAAAGGAGGGAAAACGCTTGGGTCTTTTCAAGGAGTACACTACGATTAACGTGCTAGTGCGAACACTAAAGATAAAGATAATCGTTAGGTAGAAGTGTGGCACTCAGCAAGAGTCGAACTTGCATGACGGAAGATGATAAAACGCCGTTTTACGTTAAACTATGAGTGCATGAGCGACTTGGGTTTTACCCCAAGTCAGTCAGGAGGAAAAATCATGCGTGTCTCTTGGACTATTACCCAATTAACACGATGTATGCCATCCGAACGAGAACCCCTTAAAGAACTCGTTCGGCGATACGATGCCGTAACACACATATCTTGGCTCTGGAGGAAAGTGTGAGATTTGAACTCACGGAACATTACTGTTCTTCGGTTTTCAAGACCGATGCAATAAACCAGACTCTGCCAACTTTCCACGTGGCTCTTGGGATAGGACTCGAACCTATAACTCTCTGGTTAACAGCCAGATGCTCTACCATTGAACTACCCAAGAATAAATGGAGGATGGTACAGGATTTGAACCTATGGTCGTTTTAATGAACGACATCTCTTTAGCAAAGAGACTCAATAAACCACTCTGACAACCATCCATGTCTACCGCCATACAATCCTTGTTGTATCATTCGACCACCGAAAGATTGCAATCTCGATGTCTTATGTTCGTATACGTCTATACTCATCGGCGGTAGATGTGTACACTCGTAGCAGACACTTTAATGTCAGCCTGCACTACATGATTTTAACGTCTGGTCTGACGGCAGTAAAAATGGAATGCTCTACATTTTTACATATGATATTTACGTCTTGTCTGACGGTGCGATTATGGAATGGCACAACCCTGTTTTTATTCTACAGGCTGAACAGTAACCTGTTTTTTGATGTTTGTTTGTCGCACATCAACCAAGCGACCCATCTTTTACATCTATAGTGATGGTTCCCAGTTGTCTCTGCCATGTTTTCTCGTCACATGGAACGCTCACTTTTGACACGGTAGCAAGCACCGTTTATGCTATTGGGTCTCTTGGGAATTGAACCCAAAATCAAGTGTGTTGATTGCATCCTGCACGACCCATGTGTGTCAACGGATGTTACTCCGTTGACTATGTTAAGAAAGGAGGCTTACTAAGGGTTGTCTAACCCCCTTAGTACACTATTATAATATCACATCTAGTCGTCATAGTCAAGTATTAATTTATATATTTGTCATATTTTATGAGAAATAATTAATCTCTGACAAATGAGATGTTTTCTCGTCATACTTGAATTGGAATATATTGGCTGGTCCTCGTAATTTTCTACGAGTCTTACCAATTTTAACATAGGTGTGATTTTTGACTTTCTCTCTTTCGTCAAAATCAAGTTGCGTATCGGTGATATATGGTCGCCACAACAACAGAATAATATCTGCGATGGCTTTTAACGCATTAGAACCTTTGATGTATCTCAAGATTGGTTCATATGGTTTCTTACTTTTTTCTTTCCCAAAGGTATTTTGAGATTCCTCGTTGAACTGGCAAAGCATAAACAAAATCAAGTTGAACTTTTTAACGTACTCTTTCATCTTGTTTGCATTTTTAGACAACACAGGAATATCATCAATGTCAGGTATCAAATGGAAGTGGTCGAACACAACAAAATCTACAGGGAAGTCATTAGCATAACAAACCTCGGTAATCTTCTCAAGGTCTTCAATAGTTTTATTCGGCTCATCAACAAAACGAACACGCTTGTCTAACACAGCAGACACCTTGGAATAAATCTCGATACCCTGTTCTGTTTGCAACATCTCGAATAACTCGTCTTCTTCAACCCCAAGAATTTCCTTGACGATTTCAGCCAAAAATTGACCTCGTGGCATCTCCAAAGAGAAAATCAAGACATTATCATTAGAGTCCATTAACCGATGTGCGGCAACCTTGGCTGCAAAGAATGACTTACCTTGGTTGGTATATGCACCCAACAACACGATTTCTCTGCGTTTAACACCATTGATTGCAAAATCCAAGGATGGAAAACCAAGGGGAACACCCTCTTGACCGATGAATGTCTTCATGTCTTCAAATGAGTCATTAAAACCATGGACTTTTTCCCAAAGTTCTTCACCACTCGTTGCAGTCACATCGAGATAATTTTTGACATCTTCAATGGAACGCTCCCATCGTTTTGCCAGCATTGTGGCAATATCGGCAAGAACCATTTTATCGGTGACTGACTTACAGAACCGAGATGCCTTTTTATATTGGTCTTCTTTCTTTGGATACTCCTCAAGAAGAACATTCAAACAAGTAATATCTAGGGGTTCAGTCTCAAGAGAGCCAATGTCAACATTCTGTATTAACAAATCGTTATAATCTTTACATTGTTTCAATGTTACACCTCTGCAAGTGTAATAGCAGTATTAGATTTCTTACAATATTCGTCTACATAATATTGGTTTTTAGCACCATTGTATGTAACTTCCCAATATGTATGATATAGTGCATCATTTGTAGACATTACTAAGGCTTTGTGGTTTTGTAATGTCTTACAAAACCAAACAATGTTTAAAGAGCGATATAAATCATCTCTATCTATATTGTGTTCACTTGCCATCAATATAGCCTTTTTGCAATTATCAATAAACTTACCCATTGCCATGTAACCTCCTGTGACATTCAATAATATTCTTCCCAAGTTCATACACAATGGGAATACTGACGGAATTGCCAGCTTGTTTATATAACTGTGCATCTGATTGTATCTTCGCACAGGTTTCAAATTGTTGGTCTGTAAACCCCTGTAATCGCCAGAACTCCCTTGGGGTCAGCTTGCGTATCACATTGGGGTTTTTACTAAGTAAAATCTTTGGTTCTTGACCGCCGCCCTTGATACAAGTAACGGTCGGAGACAACCCACTTGGTGAGTACACACGACCTCTTTGTGGATACCACCAAAAGATTCAGTCTTTAAGAGATTTCCGAGTCGAATAATAGATTGTTCGCTTTGGTCTGGTCGATATAATACTTCGGATGGACATTCGTTTCCAAGATGTCCGACAATGAACACCCTTTCACGGTTTTGCGGAAGTCCAAAGTCTTTTGTGTTATACACACGCCATGCGACACCATACCCTGCTTTGTCCATTTCAGACAAAACCGAGTAAAATCCCCATCCGTTGTCAATTGACAAGAGGTTTTTAACATTTTCAATAAGCAACCATTTGGGTTTATGTTCTGTTTCATTTAATAACCTCATGACCTCATAAAATAAACCGCTTCGTGTATTTCCCATGCCACCTTTCAGTCCAGCAATGGAAACGTCTTGACATGGGAAACCGAAGCACCACAGGTCTGCATACGGCATCTCTGTACCGCTTAATGCACGAACATCTGGTGAAAACCAAAGATTATCCGTTGGATATAACGCACGGGATGACTGTTGTGCGTATTTATCTTGTTCGCACCAACCAACACATTCCATACCAGCTTTGGTTAAACCAGAATGAAAACCGCCAATCCCAGCGAATAAATCAATGAATTTCATACAGACCTCCTGCGTTATATTTTTACCGTGTGTAACTTTGGTCGTATCTCATAACCAATACCACCGTCTGCATCTCGAATAAACCGAACGTCTACCAAGTGAGAGATAGCACTCATGGGTAAATTACGCAATTCTTCTTCGGTATAATTGCTTGCCAAATGCAGCAACAACGCCGTATCGAGACTCTTGCGAACGCATGTGGAAAACGACCGTATAACCCATTGTAACATATCTAAGTGTGGTTCGTCAACATATACATTTTGGTTTAATGACTTTATAGATTTCACTTGACGGTTTCTATCAAGTGTTGTTAAAACTTGTTGTCTCAACCTGTGTTTTAGCATATGTCTTTACCCCAGAGTGTATCATTGAGAATTAGACGACCGTTCTCCAATCGCTCGTAACAGTCAATGAACCATTCGTGTTCATCTTTACAATATAACTCATGCATTTTTGCGACTGCATCTTCTTGGGTATAATACATGTATTCTGGTGAATCATAGGTACGGTCTGTTAAATATTCATCGACCATAACAACAATATACACCTTAGTATTCATCATGTGTGCATTCTCCTGTATACCACTCTTGATAGTCACTATTGTCGTTCTCGATGTGAATAATCAAGTTGTCATTAAACAAGTATGTAACCAAGTCTTCTTTTGTTTTAAATAGACTTGGTTCGACTATGCCATGGCTTTGATGGTCGATATAACCATCTGTATAACCATCGCAATCTTCTGCCTTAATAAAGCCAATACCCAACTCAGACAACCATTCTTCTAATTGTGTGTAAAATGGATGTTCTCTGACAGTTTGAATATCATCTCCCAGAGCGGTTAATAAGTAACTCAGTTTTTGCTGTGGTGTATCTACATCATAGCCATTCCATCCGTAATCGTTAAGACTTTCTTCTAAAGAGTATCCCTGATAGTGACTTGGCACTTCCGTTAGATGATACAAAGGATTGCTAAAGTCGGTTTCATCAGGTGGCATGCCCCAAGATGCACCACGGACAACCTTGGATGTACCAAAGGATAGAGAATGGGCAGAACTAGAGTTGGTCTCAAAGACACCACTACGAATTAATTTCATTTGTTTTCATTCCTTTCATTAATACTCCGCCATTACCGCATATTGTCGAACATCAATCACAAGGTTATTATCAAATAGATATTTATATAAATCTTCTTTAGATTTAAACATTTCTTTGTTAACGACACCGTTGGTCGGAACTGAGTCAACAATGTCGTCTTCATCGTACCCAATTTCTTCTAAATAGATGCCGATGTCAGATAACCATTGTTTTATCTGTAGATAAAATGGGTCGCCAAACACTTCGTCAACCAAAGATTCGCTATAGATTTCCATTAGTAAAAACCACAGCTTTTCTTGTGGTGTAGATAATGTTTGTTCTTTCCATATATAATCCACGAAATGGACTTCCCAAGACTGGTCGTTAAACATAGGAGTAAAACCTAAGAACCCAAACTGTTGTGTAATTGTTTGATTCTTTGGCTTATTCAATCGTAAATCTGCGACATATGCCATAGAATGACAAGAAGAACTATTGGTTTCAAATACGCCTGTTCTAATTAGTTTCATGAGATACCTGCTTTCTTTCACAATCTTGGAAATAATCTACCAAAGAGATTTCATTAAAGTGTTTAATACCGTTTCTTGTCCGACTAGATGGCGAGTAGTATTGTTCCACCGCATTGATATACATGGAGTGTTCTCCTTGGTAAAAGGTTTTGTATTCTTCATCTGTTATTTTACCACGGATTTCTAATTGTTGCAACCCCAAGTTGTCGAATGAGACAACATCGAATATTTTCGTTAATTGCATAACATTAGATTTCCATTCGATATGACTTGGGGTGTTCAAGTTGACTTTACCTGTATTAAAGCCAAAGTCCTTTTCCCCAAGGATTAATAACTTACGGTATTTAACCCCAAGTTCAACGACATCATTAAAGTCGTCAATACCATTGATTACATGAATAACCGTGTGTGGATAATCTGCAATCCAATCTGGTAGCGATAAACACCCCTGTAAGGAGCGATAAGAGATACCAAGACCAAATATGTATGGCTTTAGTTGTAACAATCCTGTGTCGCCAAATTCAGTAATATAACGCTCGTTCATGGTAATGTTTACAATCAACCCAAGTTTCCATAAGTCTTTCACGAATTGAATTAAATCGTCTGTGACCTGATTAACCCCAAGGGCAATTTCTGTGCCACGTGGCAATTTTGCATCTGTTAGCACTTGAGTTAATCTATTGTAGTCACACTCTTGTCCATTCACTAGGGCAGACTCGTGACAAAATTCACAAGTAGATTTTCTCGTGATAGAATTATACCCATATGGACATTGTGTAGATACACGAATATCAATATTGAGTGGTGTATCTAAGATTAAACCCTGATTGTCTGGATATTCAATAATGCGTGTGCCATCTTGTAAACCAAGCCAAATACTGGCGTTTCCGTTTGTATATTTCATGATTTTTCTCTCCTGTAATTATATTAGCCAATCAGTTTTCCATCAACCTTTAGCATACTTGAGGGTTCAACATCAAGGACATACCCTTTGTATTTAACCAATAGTATTGCCGTCAAGCCTGTAACCATACGGCTAATACTGAGAATACCAAAGATGCCAATAGTCAAAGCTACTAAGGAGGGATGCTGAAAGTTTAACAACACCAATAACACAATATATGTCACCCAATAGATTAAACGAAACGTAAATACTGGATGTTCTTCAATTCGATTTTTCATTAGATTTTCTCCTGTCGTTTAAACAATTTAAAATACTTTCTTGGGTGGTTATCGGCAGATGTTACGAGATATGTATCTCCGTCATTTGAAATAATTGCTGTTACTATGGCACGTTGCGTTAATTCTTTATCAGGTGTTCCATAGACATCTTCGTCAGACAAACTGGTAATACGAACCTCGGAGCCTGCAGGTAAAATATCCCCTAACTGATGCGTGGTGTAATCTGTACTACAATACCAAGTATCTAACTGTAAGAAGTCTTTGGCAAGAACCATTTTGTCCTCTGTACTCCACCATACGTTCTTGCAGTTGATACCCTCGTTATGGATTAATGCATTCCACCCCTTGTTTTTGTTGTCAAGTTGCACTAAGTAATAGGTTTGGTTTATATCATCGTCAATCAACACAACAGTACCAAACTCTGGCTTATTAAAGGCTTTTTCTCCATGTATAACAACACGGTCACCAAGATTGAATTTACCACTATATGAATCATCTGTGGTGTTTTCTTCTGTGTTTACCATGTCTAATGAGTCTTCCTGAGTATCTTCCACAGGTTCAGCTTGAGACTGAACATGTTGTTTATAATGGTGTACCAAACCAGTAGCCAGACTGTAAATGAACGATTCTTCACCATCGGTATTAGCTTTCAAAGCATCATGTAGTGCATCTGCATAAGACAAAATCTGTTGAGTGTTTTCAACCGTAGCATCTAATGTTGCATAATGGAAAACGATATTATGCAGATATTTCACGTACTCGTCATGACTGACGTTGCCCCTTAACAGTTTATAATCTTTCATTTATCCTCCTGTTGTTTAATATAGTCGCCCCATTGTTTAGCCATGGCTTGTGCCATACCCTTGAAAGTCTTAGAGCGTAACCGTCTGCGTTCTTCGGCAGTTTTCGTTTCAGTTAATGCATCTGAAATCCACTTTTGCATACGCTTGCCGCTTTTGAATGTCAAAGTCTCACCCTCATCTACTATCTCCGTAGGATGCAATAATGGTAGACCCTTTAGCCACAAACAAGTGGTCTTACGTGCTGAATCGCCAAACATATACGGTTGTACAATCTGGTCTGGCTTGCGGTATCTCGTTGACATAACACCAACAGGGTTTTCAACCGCAATATAATCAATGTTTGCATTCATAAGAGCCATAAAGAAGTTCGCACCATCTTCTTGGTCTTTCTTACGATTTGGAAACTTTGGATGTGGTCTGCGGTCTTCAATCGGTAGATGTTTGTCATCAGGGTGGTAATACCATTTTGCACCACTAGAAGTCAAGTATGTACACGGCGGATGGGCAATCATTAAATCCCATTTGTCAACAAACACAAGATTACCACTTTGGGTAACTCCACCCTTGCGTTTGATAACATCGAATATATCTACCTTAAAGTGCCACTCTGGATGTTCTCCAGAACATTCCACGATGTCACAACTATAGGCATTAAACCCAAGTTCCCTAAAGGCTTTGCATACCGTTTGAGACTCCTCACAGGCGATTAAAATATTCACTAGAACTCAACCTCCATAACGGCAGATTGTTCATAATCGAAACCGATTTCTTCAACAATGTCTAATGGCAGATACTTAATACCATCTTTTGTAACAACATATTGTTCATATTTGTTTGATACATACTTGTTGTCGCCAAACAAATGTTCATAAGATACAACTCGCATAATTTTTACCTCACTTTGTTATAAGCTGGGATTTAAAACCCAATAGGACGAATATTTTTTACTAATTGGGAATCTAATCCCAAAACACGATGGATTAAGACTTGGCAATTCAACCATCGTTCTTACACCATTAATATATCACAGGACACACAATATGTCAAGGTTATAAAAACAATATTTTTAAAAAACACAAAAATTAGTTTACTTTTAAGAATGGCATTTCCTGTAGAGTTTCAGAACCAAAGGAATCAACCCATTTCATCGAACCATCGTCTAACCATTTGTATACAGACATAAAGTAATGAGGGTTATCAAAGTCATTATCAAAGATACTAACGGAAGATACATACTCTGATGCTTCGGCATACAATAAGAATTTATCTTGCATATCTTTATCAAACAAATCTAAGATTTCTGGAAAATCATTAGGGGAGTCAATAAACTCAAAAAACGCAACAACAAAAGTTGTCTGTTTAACAACTCTATTATAAACACTTTCGATGTCTTCATTATCTAGCTTATTTAAAGTGTCATACCAATGTTGATTATCTTGTAATCGTTGGTCTATTTCTGATTGTAACTGTAGACATTTTTGTTTGGCTTCGTTAAATGATTCATACATATATTCAACATCCTCATGGTAGTCTTCCCATTGTCCACAACCATATTTAATCATATGCACTATCTTCATTTGTTTTCTCCCAAGATAAAATCATAGAATCTCATAAAGTCTTTAAATTCGGTTGACGATTGTGTTGCCGTATTATCTACTACGATTCTATACCCAGAATAAACATAGATATTATACAGCGTATCACCAATCATTAGTTCTATTGGATTATTAATTGGCTCTACAAAGTTAAACACCGAATTGATATAAAACAGCTTATCTAGTAAAGGTTTATCCATTGTCTTCCTCCATTGATGTTGCCATGGCTACATAATCATCATGATGTGGTTTGCGTTTTAAATACTCGATATATTCATTGAACGCACCAATGTTACTGAATTGATTGATACAATTGGTTGGTACATCGTCAAGAAAACGAATGGCAATCCATCCATTGTCAAATTGTGTAATAAACCGATACCTATTCACCGTATATTCTTTGTTAATCATTGATGATACACAAGTACCATCCAATAGTGCATATCCCATTGTATTTACCCAGCTTTCTTAAAACCACAACGATTTCTTGTTTTGCCTTTGCGATTGACACAACAACGCAAACATAATTTACACGCATAATTATATGGTGGTTCGCAATACATTGGTTGTGCATCAATCCACATTTGTTTTCTTATTCCGATTCTTTTCGGTAGATTATCGTATTTACTCATCATTTTTCGGATATTTAACCACACGCACGTTTAAATCTGGTGCGTATTTATTAATGTCTTCTCGTGTCTTCAACAATGCCTTACGACCTGTGGCATCACACTCTGGATTGTCAACGGCTAATGCAAATGTAATATCACCATTGTATCGCTTTTGTAACTCCCAGAGTAAACCAATCTGGTCTTTTGTCAATCGACCACCAAGATACCCAACGCATGGAATCCCTTGTTGGTGTGCGGACATGACATCAAGATAACCCTCGGCAACATGAAGTACACCATTCGGATGCAACATCTTAACCGCACGGTGATAGTTGAAAAGTAGTTGTCTTTTGACGAACACATCGTCTTCTTTTGTATTCTTATACTTTGGTTCATTCGTTTCTTCCAATCGTCTTTTGGAGAAACCAACGATACGACCATATGCATCTTGAATCGGTATGACAATACCAGACGATTGTACACCCAAGAATCCACCCTTGTCATATCCAATCAAAAATTCTTCCAACATTTCATCATTAATGCCACGTTTAACATTCATGTATTCACGAACGGCATCAACGGCTTTGTGATACTTAATGGCAACTTTAGTGTTCTGACCAACGATGCTTTTTTGTTTTTGATACACAGGGTCGTCCGTAGACACCTCGTATTTTTCAGCCAAGGCTTCAACCGCTTGATAGAATGGTAGACCCTCTACTTCGGAATAAAAACCAATTGCATCACCAGATGAACCGCATTTGTGGCAGTAATATCGGTCTTCCAAGATGCAGAACTCCGTTGGGTTATCCCCATGACATATCGGACATTTACCCCTTGGGATACGACCACCGTTTCGTGACAATTCGGTGTATTCTTCCACAAGTTCTTGAATGTCGATTTTGTACTTAAGTGTTGAGATTGTATTCATACCAACTGTATTCCTCCTGTAGTTTCTTTACTAGGGTGTTAACTTCGTAATCTATTGTATCATCAAAACAACACTTTAGCAAGTACAAAGTATTAACCAATTCTCTCACAGGAACAGGCTTGTTGTCTCTGACTTCGATTAACGGTAGATACTCACTAATTGGGTCAACGTGAGTCACAAAATGACTGTTGATGGTCGAGTTACGAACAATTCTTTCACGGTCAACCAGATACAGTTCTTCAAATGGACTGTATGGGTTTTTCACATGTTCCATAACACTTAGTAATTGAGTATATGTTTTTTCGATGTCATTGATAATATCTTGATGGTTTTTAAATGACCGTCTAATGGTGTCTCTGCGTTTTTGAATGAATTGAGCCACAGGCATAGCCTTATGAGTCATGGCAGATTGTTCTCCGAGATAACAAAAGTCTTTATGTCTAAGAGAGGTCAAGTAATCTCCATTGGATAAAATCAATAAGCCATCATTGGTCGGTTGTATTGTTTGATACCCATGCTCGTATATCAAATTCAGTAACTTAATCAAGTTCTTACGTATCTCTAATGAGTACCACAATCTAAAGTATATCAAATGGTTTTCGGTATTCATGTTACCCCCAATAATTTAAGTCTGACATTTCCCATATCTCGAGTTCTGTCTCTGGATATGGTTTACGGATGATGAATATAAATGTTTCATTTTTGGTATAATCAAAGATGAACAGATATGAACGTTTGTCTCTTTGGTATGAACCAAAGCCAATGTGTTCAATGTTCCAATTTCGTGCAAAAGGATTTGGCTCTGACTCAAAGACCACCCTGAGTGCATTACCAACTAATTGGTAATCAAAAGATTTATGAACAGATGCAATAGAGTCTAATTGAAGAAACACTTCTTCTTTATCAGATGTTCTTAGCTTGGTCAGATATTTGTGACCACCTAGTCTTGTCAAGAACGTGTTAATGTTTATGTCTTCGATTTTACGTCTTGGTCTTGGTTTTCTCTTGTCTACAACCAAGAACCCTAGTTGTTTGACTCTACGCATTGTCGTTCAACCATTTATCAATGTCAAACTGTTTGCGTTCTCTGACGGTTGTATTCGTATTCGCTTTTGCGAACTGAATGGCATTTAACTCGTTTGCTTTAATGAACAAGTCGGTTAATGACATTTCTTTATATTCCAATGAGTTCATGTATTTATGTAATTTCAACATTGAGTTCTCATCAATTTGCATGAAGAATGAGCGAACCTTAAAGAACTCTGACGTAGGTTTGTTATTTTTGAAAGCACCATTCTTGGTACACTTCTTAAAGTATTGCATGGCAAGTGTCCATGCTTTTTTCTTTTGGTCTTGGTTTTTAAAGTCGGTTGCCATGGTATGCTCCTTTATGGTTTTGCATTAAGAATGATTGTCAAGTAATCATGAATATTGTTTTGAAGAACTTCGTTTGCGATGTTAAGGTTATCTGGTGTAACGTGTTGAGCCACAATCATTGCAATAATAGCTTCTCTTGATGGAGTAAATATCCCAATCAAGAACAGAATTACTCCAATAATGCATGCCCATTTAGACTTAATTGGTTCTTCTATCATATCAAACGCTAATGCTAATGCCAATAAAAGAATACCCATCAATAAAGCAAATATCTTAATCGTGTCAGTTAAATAAATGAAATACACTAAAATTGGACTTACTACTGGTTCCATGATTTGTTCCTCCTGTCGGTCAATAATTTGTTTCTGACTTGTTATGCACTCATTATAGCATACCTGTTTCTCATAGTCAAGAAAGTTTTTGTCTGACTAAGAAAAAATCAATCGGCTTGCCGATTATTGCGAAGCAATTCATATGGTTTGTCGTTGTAACATTAGTATTCGAATGTAATGAGAATACTAATGTTACCAAACAAGTATTCCACTACTGTATGAATACCTTAAGTAGAAAAACAGAGAGTGAAAACATATGTATGGGGAACTACAGTTTTAAGACTTAAGTATTAATACCATAGGTATGAATAACCAATGTATTCATACCCAAGTATTCATACCCTAGTATGCAAACTTAGGTATTCATACTTAGGTATATACTAAGGTATTCTTATGTATTAATACTTAAGTTTGATAGGGTATCACAAAAGTTGTATTTTGTCAATAGCGAAAACCAAAATTTAGACACAAAATTTTCAACATAATTGTTTGTACGCCAAAATACCCAAGCCGTTTGACTTGGGTTGATTTTGGATTATTCAGTTGTTTTAAACATTAGAATGGGATGGAGTCATCCTCAGAGCCACCAAAGGCTTCAGTCATTGGAGAGTCCTCATAGGATTGTACATTGTCGGATGCAGAACCACCGAATGCACCACCTGCACTGCCAGTAATCAGGTCGATAACTTGGATACCCTTGAGTTTGAGTGACACACCGTACATCGTTGGTGTTTCGTATGGTTTAGCACCAAGCCATAATGCAACTTTAGACCCTTTCCAAATTTGAGTCTTTTCATCCATTGGCTTTTTGTTGCCGTCTACCAAACGAATTACATTCTCGTGAACCTTACCGTTTTTGTCGGTAAACTCAGTCTTGGTAGATGCCTTTAGTTGCCATCCATACTCTTTTGACTTCGTGATTGGGAACTTAGGTCTATCAACCTCTTTTTCTTCATCCACTCGTGCATCATGAGTGTTGGATGATTCCCAAATCTCGGTTAATTGTTTCTGTAATGCTTTGGCATCATTGTCATCCAATTTAATGGTGATTGTGTATTTGTTTTGACCCATATAGTCATCAACAACACCATTAATCTTGCAGAACACGGACTCACCAACTGGAGTCATTACATCCACGATTTTGTCAATTACTTTTGCCATATGCTTTTGTCCTTCCTGTCGGAAAAATACTTTTGAAGTTCAATCAACTTCACTTGCAATTATACACCACTTGTGATATAATGTCAATAACGAATAAAAATGTTTTCAAACAGGAGGTAAAATATGTCAGATAACTTTATTCATCTGCATCTACACTCTCAGTTTTCAAACTATGGGATGAAAGATGCAATCAGTTCTGTGGATGGCATCATTAAGCGTGTACACGAACTTGGGCAACGAGGGTTTGCACTTACAGACCATAATGGTTGTTCAGGCTTGATTGAAACATATGTGCATCTACAGAAATACAACAAGAAACATGGCACAGATTTAAAACTTGTGATGGGTTCTGAATTGTATTATACATATGATGTCCACATTAAGGACAAGTCATATAATCATATCTTGTTTCTTGCGAAAAATCAAGTCGGACTTGAGAACTTGTTCAAACTCACTAGTGAAGCACACAAGCATTATTATTACAAGTCAAGATGTGACCTTGATATGATACGCAAGTATTCTGAGGGGTTAATCTGCACGTCTGCATGCATGGGTGGATGGTTAAAGGGTGAGAACCGTGAGTCTCTGATTCCGCAGTTCAAAGACATCTTTGGTGACGACTTGTATTTTGAAATCCACACGTACCAACATGAAGACCAAAAACGGTTTAATGAAATGGTTGCAGAAATGGGTGCAAAATACGATGTTCCATTGATTGCCGCATGCGACAGCCATTATGTATACGAAGAAGATTATGCACTCCACAAGGCATTCCGTGGTCGTTCACAAGATGATGATGAAGACCAATACTATGGTTCAAACGACTTCTTTATCCAATCGGAAGCACAAGTGTTTGACCGTCTGTATCCACAATTCGGTGTTGATATGGTTGAAACAATGGTTGAAAACACCAATGTTATTTTTGACAAATGTAATACACAGGTTGATTTCAACCTAGATGTGTACCCTAAGTTTGTTAAAGATGGGGATGTAAAACCTGTGTTTCTACAGGCGTTGCGTGATGGATATAAACAAAAGATTATCGGTAAGGTCACGCCTGAATTTAAAAAGCGTGTTGACGAGCGTGTGTTGCACGAGATTGACATTTTGGAACAAGTTGGGTATATGGACTACTTGTTGATTACCAAAGATATTCTCGATGCTTGTCGAAAGCGTGATATTCCAGTTGGACATGGTCGTGGATGCTCTGAAAAAGGCACTAAAGTATTAATGTCTAATGGAATGACTAAAAATATTGAAGATATTCGTGTTGGAGATATTGTGGTATCTCATACAGGTAATCCAAGAGTAGTAGAAAATGTGTTCTCTTATAATATTAAAGAACCGTTGACTACAATTAAAGTGTCTTCAAATGACCCAATGAACTATACCAATGACCATAAATTCCTTGCAATCAAACAAAAAGAATGTGTTGTTTATAATGGTAATACAAAATTACGAAAATATTGCTCAGTTAATTGCAAGAAAAAATGTTGTCATAAAATAAAACCAGAGCCACAATGGATGCCTGTGAGTGGATTAGAAAAAGGAGATTATGTATTTTATCCAAAATGCTTTGCTGACTCAACCAAAGCTATAGAAAAAATCAATCTTCGAGATTACTTAGATGAGTATAGAGAAGAAAATGGTTTAATTTTTCTTGGTAATCAACATTTTGAAGCCGTAAAAAACAAATACAATCCAGAGTTGCTAGTCACAGGAAACCTTGCTAGATTTATTGGATATTTTATTGGTAATGGCTGGACTCGCAAAGAAAATAACTGGAATTTTGGGTGTGCTTTCAACAATAAACAAGGCAAGTATCACCAAGATTATATTTCTCTGGTACAATCTTTGTTTGGTCACGATGTATCTCAAAGTTGGAATAAAAGAAATACTTGTGTTCAAATACACACATATTCTACAGTATTCGCTAAAGTGTTAAAAAAAATGCTTGGAGAGAACGCAAGTACAAAACACATTCCTGACTTTTTGGTACACGGCACTTTTGAACAAAGGGTTAATTTACTAATGGGTTTATTTTCTACCGATGGTTATGTTCCAAAAGTTATTACAGCAAAAGACAAAATAAACTATAGTTCAATTAACTACGACTTATGTTCTCAAGTTAAATTCGTGTTATCAACGCTTGGTATTGATAGTTATATTACAAAAAGAGTACATGCTAACGAGAACTGGTGCAACGAATATAAAACGATTATTAAACCAGCCTATTATGAGAGATTTGTAGAATTGTTTGGTGAATGGTTTAATTGCTCTTTATTTAAAAAGACGGCAAAGCCTAATTTAGATTTAGATGAATATTTTGTTCATCAAGTCCACTCTATTGAATCTGTTCCTCAAAAAGATACAACAGTATATGACATTCAAGTGGTAGTAGACCATTCATATGTTGGGAATCAAACGATAGTCCATAATTCCGTTGGTGGATGTGAGTGTGCATATTTACTCGATATTACATCTTTGGATGCTATTACAAACAACTTGTATTTTGAACGGTTTGCAAACCCAAACCGAGTATCTGCTGGTGACATCGACAACGATTGCTCTAAAGTTAGACGAGGAGAGGTCATTGATTACTTAGAAAAGAAATACAAATATGTATACCAATGTCGTACATTTTCATATATGAAAGCATCTGGAGCATTAAAAGAGGCTGCACGATGTCTTAATATAGACCACAATATCGCAGATGCATACTCAAAGAAAATCAAAGATGTATCTTTTGACGATGATGAAGATTTTCACGATAATGACCTTGAGTATGCTAAACTTGATTATGTAAACGATGGTAAACATCCTAAGATGTTTGAACTCGCTAAGAAGCTGGTTGGTATCATGACTGGCTTTGGTAAACACGCATCGGCAGTCATTGTTTCCAACCAAGACATTACCAAGTATTGCTCATTGGAGATGCAAAAGAACTCTCAAACAAAAGAAGAAACCTTTGTGACATCCACAAACTTTAAACATTTAGAGTCAATGGGGTTTCTCAAAGAAGACATACTTGGTCTTAGAACCTTGGATGTAATCAATGATTGCGTAACGATGGCAGGTGTTAAAGACACGCTTGACCTAGCCAAGTTACCTTGGGATGATAAAGAAACGCTTGACTTACTATGTAGGGGCGATACGCTCGGCGTATTCCAAATGAAATCTTTTGGTATGGTTCGTACTCTTAAGAGTGTTGCTCCAAAGAACTTCGTTGATTTAATCGCCGTGGTTGCATTATATAGACCAGCGTGTATTATTACAGGGATGTTGGATGAGTATATCGAACGCCGAAAAGGCAAGCCGTTTGAATACTTGGATGAACGATTGGAAGAGCCTTTGGGTGAAACATATGGTCTCATGATATTCCAAGAACAAATTATGCGTGTATGTCAGATTATCGCAGGATATTCAATGGCGGAAGCTGATACTGTGAGACGAGCGGTTGGTAAAAAAGACCATGATTTAATGCAAGAGATTACATCTGAATTTGTTGACCGTGCTGTTTCTAATGGAACAGACCCAAATGTCGCACAGCAGATACTTGAGCAGATTATTGCGGCTGCAAGTTATGGATTTAATAAGGCTCATTCTCAATCATACGGATACATGGCATACATAACGGCATATCTCAAGGCACACTATCCGCTTGAATTTTATGTGGCAACCATCAACTCCGAAGATGGCAACCAAGAGAAAATCTTGCCGTACATCCAAGAGATGCAACGTAAGGGCATCAAGATTTTACCACCTGACTTACGCCACAGTCAACGTGAATGGACAGTTGAAGATGGTTCTGTGCGTGTTGGTCTTTCGTACATCAAGGGTATCAACAAGATTGAAAAACCACACGAATACACAATAGATGCCATCTTCAGTAAATACTCTAAGTTACAATTACAGGGTCTAGTCGGTAGTGGTGCATTGGACTTCTTGGGTAATACACATGAACTCATGGCGTTAATCCCTGAGTATAAATCATATGATAAAGACCGTAAGAACGCTTTAGATAAAATACATGAGTGGCAATCCAAGTTGCAACAACACGAAGACACCATGTATACAAACGATGGGTTGTTCTCTGACAAAGAATTAAAGTCTTTGGATAAAAAGAAACAGAACATCGAAAAGAAAATCCAAGAATGGACAGACAAGTACAACTCTATAATGCTCATAGAACGCCCAAATTTGAGCTGTAGGATGCCTGTGGTATCTCTTAGGTATGAATACCTTGGGTGTACGTTTGAAGACCCTTTAAAAGCATATAACACGAATTTGGCAAACGGTCGTGACGTTAAGGCAATTATCGTGTCTGATTTCAAAACGAAAACAACCAAGGCTGGCAAACCTATGGCATATGTATTCGACCATGTTGGTAACAAATATGTTATGTGGTCAAACTACTTGGTGGAACTCAAAGTCGGTGTTGGGTATTATATCCAAGTGCGTGGCGACACAATCACCAAGGTTAAACCATTGGAATTAAAACAAAATAATGCTTAAAACGCAAAAAATGGGGAGTATACCAATTACGGTATACTCCCCATTATATTTATGTAGAATATTTAACAGACTGTATCGGACATCCACTCTTGTCCGCTAGAGAGATAAAGAAGACCACCATCCCTATTTAGCAAGCGAATACACCAAAGCTGCACCAAGAACAACATTTAAGATTTCACTGTTGCGGTTCTGTTGTTGTGCTTTCTTGATTATCTCTTTTTGCTGATTTAAGTATATCTCGGCTTTCTCTAACGATAGCCTTTGCTGCATTAGAGTCTTCTCTTGTTCTCTTAACGAGTTCTGTGCTTCTATCAATAGAGTCCTCTGCTCGTCTAGTTGCCTCAAGGCTTCGATTAACGCTTGTTGTGATTCGTTCGTTGACATCTTGGCTATGGACAACTGCGTTTCTAATTCGTTGATTGTATTCAGTTGACTGTCTATTGTACTCTCTAGCATGTCGAAGTTCTTCAGTAGCGTGTTGTATTGGCTTTGTGTCAATACGACTGTTTCTGTCGGCGTAGAGCCATACACAGGCGACACAAAAGATAAACACCAAACCAATAACGATATGACCCCTATAGGCAGTCCATATATTTTTAAAATTTTCATTCATCGTTTCTCCATGGTCTCCACAAGTAAATTACCACGTTCAACTTCAAGATTTTCCAATACGCTGACTTTCCATTGTAGTTCCGCACGTTCTTTTCTCGTGTATTCTAATTGGAGTTGTGTCTGTTGTAGTTCATATTCGGTTTTCTTTAGTTGTTCTTCGTGCGTTTTTATACCGCTAAACAACAGATATACACACACGAATAAACCAATGAAGCAAACACAAACGGCACTTCCAATCGTTTTCCACAGAGGGGGTTTTTCCATATGGTAATGAATCATATGTTAATCCCCCAGTCATTCATGGCGATGAAACGTGCGTTGCCACGGATTTGGTCTCCACCTGTTTCAGGTTCTTCGCCCTGTCTCAGCACGAGTAAATCCCATCGTTCACATCCGTTGCGATAGCCGTATGGCTCGTGAGGATATGTTCCATCCAAGCAATCGGCGGCTTCATTATGTGTCATGACATGTTGTATGTCCAAAGGAATACCGATTTGAACACACAATAGTGCAACCACATATGATAATGCATAGATTTGTGCCTCGGTTGGTGGTTCAGTACCCATATTGGTTGGACTGACTGCATCCCAACAACCGTTGATGGAAATACCAATGGCACGACTGTTGCGTAGCCATGTGTGGTCTCGATGCTCTGTCAAGTCGTATACATCTGTCCATAAGCGACCTGCGTTGTCAATGCAGATGTGATAACTTTCGGTGTGGCTTTGGTTGTAATGACCAGCACTCCAATGCAGGTATATTTTGTCGATTTGACCCCTAGCGTTTTCTGCCATTGTCATTAATTCGTCTGTTGTGATTTGTCTCATGTATTATCACCCTCTTTGTCATTATTATTAAACACAGGCAATGATTGCGATTGTTTATGTGCTTTTAAATCGAGTTCATCTGACTCACCGTTACCATCGGAGTCAATTAAAGCAACTCCATACGCAAGAAGACCTGTGACTGTTTGTGTTGAGAAGATTACGGAAACGAACAATCGCAATTCCGTCAAGAGAGACACGAGAATGTTTACGTTTAATCCTATGTGCATGGCATAGATTGCGTATAACCATACTACGAGATATATAAAAATAGGAACAAAACTTGTTGTAATTACAAACTTTACGAATTGCAACGACTGAATATTCACATGGGCATCTCGTAATCGACCATAGTATTCCTTGGCTTTTTCAAATAGACCCATTGATTACCTCCGTGAATATTCCTCTAGGGCATCAATGCGTTGTGAAATGTGTTTGATGTCAGACTCCATTCCACTGAGTTTGATAGACATATTATATCTGTCAACACGACTTGTTTCAATATCCTTGAGTATAGCAGTAATTGTGTTCGATAGATTGTCAATGGATACCTTTAAGGGTGATATAATCATAACCTTAAAGACAAACCCAACAAAGCTACCGACAAACACAAGTATGCCACATATCAAGGAAATCATTGTCAATAGTTCCATTGATTGCCTGATTGCCTTTCTGTAGTAAAAACATATTTAAAAACTTGGGGAGACGGTAGTTGTCTCCCCATTGTTGATTATAGATGACTAGCTTGCGTGATAGAGTCTGTGTCAAAATGATATTCATATAATTCACCATCTTGACAAGTAATCATGTCAGAATTGTTAACCTTGATACGTTTCCCTGCACTACCAACAATTTCAACAGTAGATTTATTTGTTGCGGTGTTTGGTAGGTTTTCTGGCTTAAGTTTAACCACAATCGTATCTGCGTATTGCCACATATCCATCCATACGGATGTTTGTAAGGTAGATGGGAATGTACCAGATGCTATTTGTGGGCAAGATGTTACATCTATTACAAATGTATTAATGTTTGCATCATCCTCATAGTTCTCGTTTTGACGGAGAGCCTTGAATAAGTTTTTATACATAGAATGAATCATATAAGGAGATGTTGGATAATTTGTGAACGTAATTTTTGCACCATTAGAATGCTTTTCTATTGAGCCCTCAGCCTTAGATGGAAGTGCCAAAACATAAAGTTCGTTTCTAGCTTGCTCCATAGTATATGTTTTTAACAAAGCACCAAGTTGTTCAGCACCAGTTTCCTCGGTAATAAGAGAAATAGATTCTGTTTGTAGAACTTCATCATTAATGCCATAATATTTAACCAATAGCTTATTACCCATAGAGCCATCAAGAGAAACACGCAATTTTTGCTCTACAAATTCTCGTTTTTCACCATCGTTTATTCTGATGTAAAAATGAGGTTCTCCATAGAAATCAATAAATAGTTGTCCTTGACGATATGGGTCATATCTCAAGTCTGCATAAGTTGCGTTGTTTAAGCATTGTGATAAAGTCACTATTTTTAACAAAACATTATCTAATGATGTACTATCTAGCCATACATTATGCTTTTTAAATTCATTTAGCGTTTCTTTAATCTGACCTCCGCCACCAAGACTAGCGAGCCATTCTTGTTCTGTACCTAAGAAACCATTGCGAACGGCAACACGGTAGGCATCATCGCCATCACGACCATCTCGACCTGCTCTGCCCTCAATGTTTGGAATATTTACATTTACCTCGATTGGTTCGGCAAAAGCCACTCTTGTTACTTCGTTATTTTCAGCCATATTTTATACCTCTTTTATACAAAAATATACAAAAAATTAATGCATGGAAACATCGTGAATAATTTCGATTTCACCCATGCAAACCTTGTAAGACTTTCCATCTCTTTGGATGAATACATCATATTTACCCTTGCGAACTTGTCTATTAATCTTTAGTGTTTCTTCGTATCCGATTTGAACCAATACTTGATTACTATTAATGGAGCAAAAAGCAGTACACAAGAGATTGTCTTTGGTGTCTCTAACTTTGCATACAGCAGAAGCATCATCCAAAGTAAAATCTTCATTTTTACCAACTATGGTATACAAGCGTTCCCAGTCAGCACCAACATGAAGAACCTCAGGTTTGTCAAGAACGTAATCTATATTAATCACCTGCCTTTATTGGATTTAATACTACAGTAATCCACCCAGATATTGTATCCTCTAGGGAAGTGCCATTGTTCTTACAATAGGCAATACCACTAGAATTAATACCAACGAGATAATCAGAGCCACGATACAATGGAAACTCTGGTTTTTGAACAATCGCACCAACATTCGGAGAATTAAATCTGTCGTCTGCCATTTGGAACGATACGATTGTTGCCCTGTATTTAGACATTGGGTATGCATCCGTGAAAACGGAATCCCCATGTTTCACACGAAAGATTAATGCCTGAGTAGAACCATTTGTGGATGGCTCTACAGGATTAATCTCAGGTTGTTCAATCACATAGGGTTTAATCTCGCCGTTTACCAACTGGATTTCCCATGTGTTATAAAATTCATCGGTTTCAATAGCGGTTGTTCCCTCGATTGTAACAGTAATCGGTGAAGAACACACGCATAAGCCTGTGTTATTATCAAATATATAGAACATATGTTTTACCCTTTCTTGCCAATCACGAGAACATAGATTACACCGAATGAGACAAATTCATTCGTATGGTCATTACCATTGTCGCCACCAGATGCCCAATAGACATCCCATTCGGATTGACATACGGCTTTTCGTCCGTTTAGTCCAACCAATGATTTTAAGTTTCTCGCTCCATATCTATTATATACCCATGGTTGTTGACCTTGTAAATATATCGTGCATCTATCAATCTTTCTCCGCTGAAGATTTGACCAAGTATCTCTACCTTGTCTAGTGCTTTGGTCTCTTGAGTGAGTTTCCGTAAAGTTATACCCAAGCGGAACAAATGTACATTCGTTGACACTATAATTGCCAATCGCTGGTATATCTTGACCGTGAGCCACAGTTAATACCGCATAGTCAATATTCTTGACTTTAAAGCCAGCGTTAACAATGGAGTCTGCACTGATTGTGGAGCCTGTGATATTCGCACCACGGATATTGCCATTTGGGTCTACAGAGAATGTTCCGTTCTCGTTTCTAATGGTTGCACTTGTGATTGTACCACTGCGGACATCCCCAAGGGTTGCACTAATGGCACTTAAAGAGTCAGCCTTGATTTTGTCAGCGGTAACAGAATTTGCCTTAAGCATCTTGTCAGTAATAATGTCGTCATCAAACTTGGTAAGACCTGTGACATGCAACAGTTTGCCATCAATGCGTGTACCACCTGTATATTGCGTGATAGCACTCATGACTTTATCACCAGACAGTACTTGAGATTTGATTGCGTTGTCTAGCTGGGTGATACGTGTTGACAATCCAGACTGTAGATTTTGAACCTTGGCATCGATGCTGCTTGCCAGTTGTGTAATAGACGATTGCACAGTCGCAAGAGAATTGTCGTATTCATCAATCGCATAGACCTCAATTTTGTAAATCCAAGCGATGAAGTTTGGGTTGACACTACGACCTGACTTGTCTTTAAAATACACATAACCGCACTCACGATTGTTTGCATCTGTACCATTCCAAGATTTACCGTACTTCCAATAGAAGACGTATTCTTCTGGTTTGTCTGTACCTGTATTGTCGGTCAGCCATCCGCTTGTACCACCGTTACCAATATCATTGTTATTCAAATGAATAGTCATTGATGGTTTAACCTTAGCAACCATACGGACAATATAAGTGCCATTTAACTTACCTGATAACGATTGTTGTTTTGGCTTAAGTTTAAAACCACCGTAACCAATGGAACTATAGATGTTATTACCCATGGATAAACCAACCATGCGACCACCTGTGACAATATCATCATAAATCGCATTGGCTGCACCAAACCGTTGGGTAATCTGTTGACCGTCTTTTGTATATAAGTCAAGTTCTAGTTCGGACTTAAACACAGGGTCTCTCATAAGTTGTGGTGCATGAGAAATCGCAAGCATCGCTCGTGCATAGCTAGAGGTAACATCATTGACTTTCTCCAACGAGGAAACCTTAGATTGAATAGCATTAGAGAACTGAGTGATTTGAGACTGAACTGTGCCATCTAATGCTCTTACCTTAGTATCAGCATAATCCTTGGCAGTCTGTGTTATTTCACCAGCTTTAACATCTATTTTTCTGTCAAGATTAACGGTTGTTTTGTCAATGTTTTCCAAATGTTTGTTGATTGCGTTAATACCCAAGGATTCCTTATCAAGCATTTCTTGTGGAATTGTCGCAACGATTTCAACCATTTGTTTTTCTGAAAAATCGCCAAGACCAAAGTAGTCTTCAAACGCAACTGACACATTGAATAGACCGTTTGTTTCATTGTATACAAACAATGTATCTTTAGTTTTATAATCTTTGTTATCTATACGCACAACTGCCGTGCATCCCTTTGGAATGTCTCCGTATGTAACTCTAAAGGATTGCATAAAGGCTTTTGTCGTCACCGCAGGTGCAGTTGGTTTTTTAACATTGTATCCATACTTGGTTGGAGCACTATAGATTTCCTCGGAATTAACTGCATACACCCATACAGTACCACTACGACCAATTCGTGTTAAGTCAATCTCACCGCTGATTTCCGATGTCATTAACAATAGATTGTCAGCAGTCAAAGACTCAGATGAGCGAACCTCATAGCGGTCTATATCAGCAGTTGTCACACGTTTCCATGAAATGGTTGCCACATCTGTAAAACGAATATTAACATTCGTTGGAGCAGATGGATTGCCAATCTTTGGAACAATCGTGTGTGTGTATGTCACCATGGATTCTTCATGAGGTAAGTCTTTAGAGTCGTATGGTATAATTCGGAAGTGTACTTTGTCGTTCCGTTGTAGACCAATCACAGGCATGATACCATGTGTTGCACCATAGACTTTCCAGTCACCGAGTACACCGTTGCGTTCAATCTGAACAGATACTTGAGCATACCCATAATTGATGTCGTCTGGCTCTGTAAAATTCAGAACAGCATCATAAGTCGGAACACCGTTGACACGTTGACGATACACTTGTTCAACAGAAATATTCTCAACAGGTTTAACAGTCTCAGGTATTAAGTTAATCTCTTTTGAGTTGTCTCCTGTTGGAGCGAATACTTTAAGAGATGCACCAAAGGCATCATCATAAATTGATGGGTTGTATTGTTTGGCAGAAATTTCAAACGTACCGTCTTCTTCTTTCATTTCAACGATACGCACTTGTTGGTTTTCAAACAAGGTTTGTTTTTCGCCATTTTCATCAATGAATGTTTTTGTGATTGTTACGACATCGCCAGCCTCAAGATGAGAAGCCATAAGACCTGTCTTGAATGTGACAGTAATCGGACACAAGCGAATGATGTCTCGTGCAATCTTCCCAAGTCGCAAACATTGGGTTTGTCTGCGGACACCCTTAAACTCAATGTCTTGTTCAACAGGTCTACCAATGCCAATCGGTGGTGGTAATTGGTTAGTTGCATCTTCTACGATTAATTTAACCGCAGTATAATCCAATGCAGGTTCAACATAAGTCAGATTAAACTTGTTTGGACTCTGTTCAATTGATGCACCTTTGTACGACAAAGAGTTTTCAACGATATTATCATCGTTAAACACATACACAGGTGTTTCTAATCGTTCACACCGTAGTTTGATTTTATTGTTTGAGAACACAATGAAACCAAGGAATGAATTTAAGATTGACTGAATGTTTTCTAAGTGAGATTTTGTTTCATTTAGAATTATATCAAGTTCATATCGTTTTTCTGACTTCGTTACCCCATAAGGGTCATCATAGGTAATTACTTCGTCACAATAGTTTGCAACATCAGTAAATGACTCAAGGTCAAGAACCTCTGGAGTGATATACTTGCCAGCACCATAGACATTATTTGTCAAGTAGTCATATAGACACACAGCTGGGTTTTTAGAGTATTCAGTCTTACCTGTACGCCAATCGTAGACCTTGCGACCTCGAACAATAGCAGTAATCGTTGGATTGCCTGCACCCATTTTATCGGTATATCTTAGGTCTGCGACCATATAAGCAATATTCGGATAACCACCTGTTGTTCTGTATGTGCTTGGTGCTTCTGCATCGGCTTGACCCTCGTGCAATACCACAGTACTCTTTTTAGCATCTTGGTCGCCGTTTGTCGTAAAGAATATATCTCGTTTATAACAAGGCATTACCTCTGTGGTTTGTATTTTGTTTGGTGAGTCTTGACAGATTACAGGGTCTACTAATTCCCATCCGTCTTTTTGCAAGTCAGATAGATATGTGTCGCCCAAGATAATCTGATAGACTTTACCGAATGTATTACAAGCAAGAGAGTACTTATCGTCAATCTTGGTGTTATCTTCGGTTAAGAAAATATATGTTTCTTTGCCGTTTGCCTTGAGTACCAACTTAGGGTATTTATTAAAGTCTTTATAATTAATGTCGTCTTGATAAATAGATTGCTGGCTAGTAGATGGTAATTGGATTAACCCTCTAAAGCCTTTTGCTGGTGCAGTACCAGCACTTACTTGAACAGTCGCATCTTGCCATTTATTATTGCGAATACCAAAGATTTTAACCTTTGTATTGACGGTATCGCCTGTTTTAATCGGCAGTAAATATCCATTGGCAGTCGCACCAAAGAAACCATCGATTTCACCCTCACCAACGATAACATGCTTCAACAGTTTACGACCGTCAACATCCATGTGGTGATACGTTTGTAAACCACCAGCCTTAGACTGTCCGTAAATAATTGGGATTGTACCCTCAGATGTTACTTGGTTGTTCTTAGAGTCAAACGTAGACTCTGGTGTATTGTTCTTTTGTTTATCAAACAGACCACCAATAGCAGAACCAAGAGAGAGACCGTACATGGCTGCGGTAAATGCTTTCATCGTTCCTAGGAAACCCCAAGCACCAGCACCAAAACCAAAGGCAATACCAACGGCAATCCCAAGGAATTTACCGACACGACCTTTACCGCCTTTGCCTCCGCCTTTACCCATATGTCACCTGCTTTCTATGTTCTGACTGTAAATTCAAATGGTACGGACAAGAATCCTGCATATCGTTTTTGGTTGTTATGTCGTTTGCAGTCAGATGGTGTTTTGTCACACCCAGCTTGTATCGTACATTGTTTGTTTAATAAATAATTTGTCGCTTGTAACAGCGGATATTCTAATTTGATTGTCTTGTTGGTGATAAAACCAACGATTTTTCTTGCTTCACCCTCAACGATTAATACTCCATTGGTGTAATCTTGTTCTGATACAACAGCATTTAACGTAACTTCATATCCGTTGCTTGTTTGTTGTATGTTTGTAATCGTTGGTTGCATCTTTTTAACTTCGGCTTTACATGATGCATCGCCGAATACAGATGTGCAAGAGTATTGTGTTCTACGACCGCCACGCACATTAGGAACATCGCTTGTGACTGTTACCTTAAAGATGCCATCATTTGTTAATTCTGGTGAGTCAACTCGACCCATAAACACAGGTTTAACCAATCGGTTATTCGCAAGAGACTCAGGATATAATATCCTGTAGATATAGATGCGACTACCTGTGAATGGTATACCCTTGAATAACAGTTGAGTAAACTTATCAGTAGCATTAGAGATTTCTAAATCGCATGAGTCGATAGAACTGTCAACGGTTTTATTAATCTCACCTCGGCGTATCGGTAACGCCAAGTATGTATGACCGTTGAATTGTATATTTATATCACATGAACATAAATATAATGTCATGTTTGGAATATGCACTTCGTATAATTCGATGTCAAACACCGAACCGCTCTCTATGGCATCACGAAACGCAACAGGTAGATTAATCATATATCCTCCTGTTAGATTACTTTTTCAATTTGTACATTCGCCGTAAAACCAACGGCATTACCGTGAGTACCATTCTCCACAGTAAAGTCTCGTAACACTTTCAGGTTGAACTCGTTGGTTGCGAAACGGCAGATTTGGTCTTTGCCAAACTCATCGGTAAACACAAAATGTCTTGTGTTACCACCAACGGTTTCACAAAAGTCTTCAAATATCTTTTGTTGCTCTGTTGTTCCACGCAAGCTAATATTCCAAGTTCTCACAGGTGTGACCGCATTTTGTCTCACTTGTTTTTTACCACTTGCAAAGACAACCTCTTGTGTGGCGAACTTAAGACCTTTTTCAACCTCGAAGATATACGGCAAAGGAAACTTTGGTAATTGTGCCATTAGTTATTCCTTTCTTGACGGAAACCACAGTAGAACAAAGGTTGCCAATAACTGCGTTTGAATACGGCAGATAATGACTTATCTGTGACACAAGGAACTTGCATCGCCAATATTTGTCCTCCCTGTAAATAAATACCTGTGTGTAAATCACCATCAACATTGAACACCACAACATCTCCATGTTGTAAATCATTCGCATCTCTGACTTTATCAAAATGTTTCAATAAATATCTCAAAAGTCTCATTTGATGGTTCTTGTGAAAATCTTCACACGACACAGGGTCTTTCTTCCCATCGTCAAAACAATATGTATATCCATGGTCTTTATACCACATTCTGCATATGTCAGCACAATGGTATTGACCTTTTGATTTATCAAAGCCATATTTCAACCCAAGGTATTTTGTTATGTCTTCCATATGACCTCCATAGTAAAAATGATAGAGGGGTGAATACCCCTCTATCTATAGTATAAAACAATCCGTTTTTGTAACAGGATTTTATGAATGTTTTAACTTTCCAAGAGCAATCAGTTTTTGGTACTTAGCCAAGAAGTCTTGGTCTGAAAGCGTTTGTTTCATAAACACAGGTTGAGCGATAGACTCTTTCGTACCAGAACCACCGTTTGCCATATAGTTCATACCTTTTGTCATAGCAGTCGTATTGGCAACCATTTGGTTCATCAAGCGGTCTTGTCTTTTGGATGCATCTGACAATGCTCCATGCTTGGTGTCTTCGTGTTGCCACTTCGGTTCGATACCGTTTGTGACACCAACGCCAAGGTCTTTTGCCGCTTGATTTAATAATTGGCGACCACGTGCCTTATCAGCAGTTGGAATAATCCATTCTTTCTTGTCGCCCTCACCAACACGGACAAGTTGGTCTTTATCTACAGAACCACCACTTGCGAACTTCAATAGACCAAACTTTTGAGCAAAACCAGCGATTGTACCGAGACCATTCAACCACTTGTTATTAGTACCACCAGCAAGTTTCATACCAGCGTTAATGTATTGAGATACATCGGTTTTACCTTTTTCATCTGTAGCGTTTTCAGGCAAGTTAACATCGGATGCACCGCCTTGGACATTACCATAGATTACAGCATCGGTAAATGTCGCTTGTTGCCATGATGTACCGCCCTGAGTGTTTTGCATCCATGTGGCAAAGTTTTGGTCTAAGTTGCGTGTAGACTGAGCAATCATCATTTGTTGGTTAAGACTCTCGTCAATACCACCGATATTATTGCCGTTTTTACCGTTGCCGTCTAGCGATGGGTTAATGCCCTTTTGATAGTTCTTGTCAAACTTGCGTAACAGATTTTGGAATAAGCCGCCGTTGCCATCATTGATTTTGAATATCATTTTCAAAGCATCTTCGGCAAGTTGTTTCCACAAGTCTTTCCAAATGTCTTTAAACTTTTTACCCTCAAACAGTAAACCATGGAATACATCGTGCGTTTGTTGCTTGATGTTCTTGTTAAGTGCATTGCCTGTTTTCTTGATTTGACTCTCTAGCTTCTTGAGCTCAAGACCAGTCTTACGAATGTCAGCCTCGGTATATTCAGAGTCACCACGTTTAAAAGCCTCAACCATATCATGGTATTTCTTGGTTTTGATTGTGTATTCTTCAACCAAGCGGTTGACTGTTCGTAAGTCAGATACCCAGAAGTTTTCAGATATGCCTGCAATCTCACGGTCTAAGTCTTCGTTTTCATGACGGTCTTTCATCATTTGTGTGGCTTCGTCATAGTCTTTATCACGATACTTATCTTGAAGACGATGAGTCATAGTTGCCTCATACTTTTTCATGGTCTCTTGAAGACTCTTGACATTGGCTTGAGGATTGAGTTTTAATAACTCATCAATCTCTTTTTGCATGCTCTTTAACTTTTCGGTTAAAGCCGCAGTCTCTTGTGCGAAGTCAGCCTGTTCTTTTGGCTTCATGGCATTTTCCATCTCAAGTTGAGTCTTAGCCAGCTTCAGAGCAATACTCTCAATCTTCTTTTGCTTGTCCATGATTTTGTTCGCACGATTATCAGCGGTTTTATCCTCATCGCCATAACCGTTATCAGCAAGAGCACGAGCCTTTTGTTGTCTTAACCAGTTATGTTCTTGAGAAGACCGTTCAACGTGTTTATCGAAGTATGATGCGTATTCTTCTGGAGTATTATTAACGGCATCTCGAAGAACCTTTTGCCAATTATCACGTTCTTTATGTTGCAACTCATGCACAAGGAACGCAAGTTGTGTTTCAAATGCAGTATAATCCGAACCGTTTTCTCTTGCGAACTCTTTCAAGTCTTCTAACCGACTATCTTGCCATTGAGCAATACCATAAGCACCTGTACCGTCTTCTGCCCATGGTCTAATATCATCAAAGGATTCAACTTGTAGATTCCCAACGATACCATATGCTTGGTTTGGTGTAAAACCCTGCTTTATCAAGAAGTCAATGGCTGCACCAACTCGTGTTTCCGCTAAAGGGTTTTTCTGTTTACTTGAGGACTTACCCTTTTTACCCTTGGATTCTTCGCCAGCACCATCAGGCAGTTCACTACGAGCGTAATCACCTGTGTTACCACCACCGATAGCACCACCGCCTGCATGACCTGAACTTGAAGTCATGTTTAACTCATTTAGTTTTTCCGCTTGTTCAACTTTAATGTTTGCAATCGCTCGTGCATTAAGTTTCGCAATCACATCTTGAGCCTCGGATTGCCATTGTTGAGCCATTGACAGAGACTCTTGAGAGATGTGCATTTGTCGCTCTAAGTCAGATGCTCTGTTTTCAAACGCTTGTGCACCTTGCAGGTCACCCTCTGCTCGTCTTGCTTCGGCTTCGGCTTTATCTTCCTCAAGTTGTTTCTTTAACTCGTCAATCTTGGCGGTCGCACGTTTTTCTTTCCATTCACCGATAATCTGCAATAGTTTGGCATAAGCAAGTTGGGCAAGACCAACCCAACCAATATACTCTTGAAGCAACGCCATCCGTCTAATCCATCCAGTTTCTTCACTCTTTAGAGACTCGATGTTTTCTTTGGTTGCCGCTCTTAATTGGTTTGCAGTCTCAGCGATTGCCGCACGTTCATCTTGAGCAGACTTCTCAAGTTCTTCTTTCTTGCGTGTAATCGCATTTTGTGCTCTTTGGCTTTGTTCTTCTGCACTATCTGCGGCAAGCACATAAGCAGTTTCTTCTTCGCCAAGTATTGCAATAAGACCTTGTTCAGTCTCATGTATTTGGTTTTGTAACAACATACGTTCTTGTTCTGTTGTTGCAGTATCAGCAATCTTTTCTTTTAGTCGTGCATGAATAGTTAGATATTGTTCTGCGACACCTCTGGCTTCTTCCATACGAGATGCGGTTTCTTCGTATTGTTGAGCAAGTTTTTGATGAGTAGAATAATCCTCATACAAAGCCTTGGTTGTGTCTTGAGATGCATTGTAAATATCCATCAATACATCTGCAACCAAAGCAAGTGTCATAACAATACCAAGCCATCCACCAGCCATCATTTTCAAGCCAGAACCAACACCACGGATTGCACCACTTGTTGTAGCCATAGCACGACCAACACCACTTGTCGCAACAGATGCCTCTTGTGCGGCAACAATGTATTTATTGACATGTGTTGTAGCCGTAGACCACAACCGAGAAACATTCTTAAGTACAAATTGGCTGACTTGACCGTATCTACGTTGGACAATCAAGGCTGCAACCGTTGCACCAACGATTGTATACATTGAGGTTGGAACAGAGTCAAGCCATTGCAACAACTTTAAGGTAATATCTAATGCACCCTTAAAGGCTTTACCCATAGTATGGCTACTAGAGGTCATTTTCTCCCATTGAGCAGACACTTGTTTGAGTTTTGTTTCAATGGTATCTAATTGCATACCAACTTGAGCATTGGTGAAACCCATAGAAGAAGACGATTGTTTTAATGCCTCGAGGTATTCGTTCAGGTCTAACATGGCATCGGCTTTATTCCATTGCCATTTACCACCAGAGATTGCCTTGAGAAGACCCTCCATGGATTCCTTTGAGCCTTGAGCCTTAATCATTAAATCAAGCAATACATCGTCAACTTTACGGAATGATTTCTCACCGTTTTCACCGACTTTATACACCTCGATACCAAACTCTTGTAATGCAGTAATTGCTTTTTTAGAGTGGATAGAACCAAAGATTGATTTCAAGGCGTTACCGATTTCACCACCCTCGGCTTGTGTCTTACGTGCCATAACCGCAACAAGTGCTTGTGCAGAATGGAAAGATACACCAACTTCGGCGGCAGATTGTGCCATACGTTTGTTAGCCTCGGATAATGTCTGTGCAGAAACCGTATAGTTATGAGCCAATGCAGTCCATGAGTCAATAATGCGGTTTGAAACACTCATAGCATCATTAGCATTGTGGATTTGGAAACCCCATTGCATGATTGAAGACTCAAGTGCTTTATTGGCAGATACAATGTCGAACGCATCGGCAACCGCAAGTTTTGTGGCTGCATCTGTCAACGCAAGAACAGTATTGTTATCTTTATACGCACGACCCCATAGTTTGGCAGACTCAATCATTTCATGACTTGTTGTACCGTATTTAACGGCAAGAGATTGCAACTTGCTTTGCATTTCCTCAAGTTCATGCTTGAAGTGTTCTGCCTCTTTCCCTGACAGTTGAAGACCGTTGACCATATGCGATGGGTCAACTTCCATGAGACTACGTGCGAAAGCATTAGTTTGACCTGTGCCATGTTTCATAACTTGGGCAAAACCAGCCATATCTTTTTCGACATGTGCCATTTGTGTGAAACTTTGGATAGTCTTATCTAGGGCGAATGATGCAACCATTCGTGTTGCAAGATAACCAAGTCTATGACCTACGTTTTCTGTGTCGATGCCCCATTGTTTTAACAAACCAATGTTTTCTCTTGTTGCCAAGTTTACGGCTTTTTGTGCTTGATATAACTTTTGTAGTTCTGCGTTTAATGCTCTTGCATTTTGTGCGTAAGCCATTGGATTAGCAGTAAAGTTTTGCTTATAGTTTTCTTCAGCTTGCCTCTTTAGGTTCGCAATTTGTCCAGCAAAAGATTGCTCCTTGGCAACTGTAGTTGACCGTTGTAGTGCTTGCCCAAGTTTTTCAATGTTGCGAGATGCATCGGTGACTTCTTTGGATACACCCTTAGTCATATCACGCACGTTTGAGAACTGAGATACCACACGCCCAAGTGACCCAGTTAGTTTATCACCGCTATCGGATGCGGTTTTAAGACTTCTATCGAGTTGTGCGGCATACTCAGTTAATTTCTTGAATTGGTCGCCACCTGCTTTAACATTAATGGAAATATCCTTGACATTCTTTAGGCGACCGATTGCTTTGTCAAGTTCATTAAGACCAGATATAACCTTTTTGGTATCATCATGAATATTGCCATAATTGACCTTTATGTCATATCCGAATTTTTTATTAGCCATTCATTTTCTCCATTCTATTCAGATGCATACCCAGAACTCAAAAGACCACGGATGGCATCTGCCCCTGTGACGGAATTTGAGTCCACAAAAGAGTCACCATCTGACTCATCCATTTTGTTGTTTTCGTTTAAAGCGGTAGATAAACCCTCAAGTTCTGGCAAAGTATATTCCATTAGACTTGCCCTAGTTTCACTTGTGTGTTGAACAAGAGATGCGATTACGTTATCTAGTCCACCATCTCCTGTAGACTGCTCAATATCTTTTTTTTTAAACCAGAGATACACATGTATTCATCTAAGATTTCAATACCACTGTCAAGGTCAACAACATCCATTACTTCTTTTCTTGGAATGTGTAAAGCAAGTTCAAATAATTCACACATGGCGTTAAATGCCACATAATCATATTTCACTTTACCATTCTTATCAAGTTCAAATGTACCATCATCTTTTGTGATTGGTGTTGGTAAATTCAAATATAAGTACTGGTCATTAATCTTAGACAACAACCTTTCGACTCTTGCGTAGTCACCAAGTTTCATTGGATAGATTTGATATTCTTTCCCATTTAACTCAACGTATTTCACTTTAGGTATTAGTGTGTCTGCCATCTGTTAACTCTCCATATACGAAAAAATAGGGGCATCATAAAGATGCCCCCATAAGTATTACTGAATTTCTTGAGTGATTTCCAAGATTTTACCGTCAGTACGAGTGGTGTCGTACATAACTTCAAACTCCAATTGAGGAGCGGAAGCCTTTTGACGTTCGTGGTCTATATCTAGCTTGCCTGTCGCACGAGCACGGAAGATGTGAGTATGAAGAACAACTTTTTTACCATCGCCCATATCTACAGGGTTAGAAACGTGGCGGATTTCCACGAATTGAGGCACAGATGTTGCTTTCATTGTAGCACGGCGAGAAGTTGTGTCAGTACGCAAGCCAGATACTTCGATGTATTTGTTTGTTACAGACTCACCCAAAGTGATTGCACCGCTTGCAGTAATTGTAAATTCACCAGCAGATGGAAGTTGAGATTTAACATATTTCAATGTCACACGTTCATCTTCCATGTTTACGTCATTAGCAAGTACAACGATTGTGTCTTCTGGAATTACATTAGATACATTAGGTACAGTAAATGTTGTACCACTTGCAATCAACGTAGGTGCAACGCTAAAGATTAGAGTACCTTTGTTGTCGATTTCAGCACCAGTTGTTACACCTAAATAATCTAGGTTGAAACGTGCTTCAGTAAAGGAAGCAGATACAGAGGACTCTTTATTCAAGATATAGATTGGAGGAAGTGCATCAGAACCATACACTTTTTCATCAGAGGAACTAAAAGATAGTTTCATTGTTTGAAGTGTGCCAAGTTTATAAGCCTCAGCCTTGCCGTTTACGACACGTTTAGCCCATGCTTCACCAACACCATTCAATACAAAGTTTTTGCCTGTTTGTGTAGCCATTAAGTAAATCTCCTGTAATTAAGACCAAGTAAATGGTCGAACTCTAAACATATAACCAATGAGACCTGCTGTGCCTGTTGAGAATGAACCCTCGGCATATACAGACATGTCTTCATAATGTTTTTTCAATAATTTGTTCAGGTGGATATATAAGTCATTCATAAGTTTACGATTATTGCTACGACCAATAAGTCGAAACTCAAGCATATTCTTATTTACCATCCAATTCTTTGTTCCACCTACGGATGGTATAAATGACATGACAAAGTAAATATCTTGTTTTTCATCAACGAGTTCAGCACCTGCGAGCCCTCGTCTCATTTTCGTGTTCCACTCAGCAAGACTAGAGGTGTCTTTCACCTTGAGTAGTGTTGCCATGGTCTCATCCTTACGGAATAAATCCCATAGTTCATCTAATAGTTGTACCGTATACTTCATGCGTTTGCTCCCTTAAAACACCCCTCTATTGAGTTCATTAACCACTCATCAACTGCCTCATTAATTGCATCTTCAAGTTCTATACACCAATAAAAGACTTGTTCTTCCACAATATGTAGTGGTTCTTGTGGTTCTAGTGGTGGTAATGGTTTTGACTTAGAGTTTTTCCGTGGTAACGGTTTCTCTAAGTTTTTACCATATAGTTTACCACTAGAGGTTGTATCCTTTCCATCTCTTGCTGGAGAATGAACAGTCTCTCCTTTGGCACGACCTGTGATTGCATTTCCATTAGCACTTCTGGCATCATTAAACCACGAGGAGTTCATATAGTCTGAGACATCTGGGTTACCTAAGTCTCCAATTTCTGCACTACTGTTGGTCACCATAAGTGACCCAGAGCCATACTCAAGGATAAAAGCACCAAGACCCTCAAAGTCTAAACCAAGTCTAACCATGTTTTTGCTTGGTGTATATCTTCTAAGTGTTATATCGTGAGCCGTATACTTGCCTTGGTCGGTCGCACTCCATTGTTGTTCAATGCGTTCGGTTAAAACAAATAAATGGTCTTTGACTACCTTAGAGACAACATCTTGGATTGTTTCCATGGTTAGCCACGCTCATCTGGTGAGCACTGCACATACAAGAACGGAGCAAAATCGAACCTGTTAATTACATCAATTTGTAAGAACTGTCCATTGATTTCGATTCTATCAAGTAGTGCGATTTCTGTATCTTTGGGTAAAATAAAACGCTTGGTTGTAGTTGGTAGCAAGCCATAGTCAAACATATGCATTTTAGCAGAAACATCTTCGTATACACATTTCAGGTCTTTAACCTTTAGTGTAGCGGTGGTGCCTGCCGTGTTACCATATTCGTCTAGCTGGTTGTCAACACTATAGATATTTACTGTGGTATTTGTTGTATAAAACTCACCTTTGTCTCCATTAAATGAGTTTGTTTTTGCGACTAAGAACAACGTATCGCCATTCTTGCGTTCGCAGATGTCTCCACACTCAAGTGCAGAGTCAGACATTAGATTTCCCCATCTGACATTATTCACAAGAAACCGTTTAGTACCACGACCGATTCGTGTAAACAGTACAAACTCAGGTTTCTTGCCATCGCATTTAACCGTTTCTCTCCATGATGCGAACATCCGAGTACAGTCAAACTTTGGTGTATACTTTTCTTTCATATAGCACCTCCGTTAAAATCTGTAGCGAGACAATAGAGACTTAATCTCATTCGTAAACAAATTAGGGTCAGCAAGGGAAAATCTAGCATCAAGTGTAGTCATTGAGTCTAATGCAGTAAAGGTTGATACTTGAGATATATTCATGGCAAGCATAGCACATGCAGTCTTTACTTCTTCTGGGATTTCATCGAATCCGTATTTGTATGTGACCTTGTAGTATCTTGCACCACGCAAGAATATTTTTGAATATGACATTCTGTCGGTGTTATTCAATAGATAAACATATTTACTGCCATCAAAGTCATACAGATAGGGTTCTATTTCAACACCAACTTCATTTACATCTCGTGTATGAATACCTTGGATAGACTCAATATCTATCACAGGGTCGTTTTTAAGAATAAGAACACCTTTGCGGTTCGGATGAACCACTTCGGTAATAACATTGGATGAGAACTTGGATTTACCATTGTTCGTTCCAACATAGGCATCAATCATTGTCGATGCGAAACGAACATGAGTCTCATCAAAAGGAATGATTGTGCTATATTCGTCAATCTCATTTTGTTCTAAGTACATCGACATATTGACTCTCCTATTTTTTCGCTTTCTTAGTCTCAGGTTCAGTCTCTTTCACTTTAGCTTCTTTGTCTTCTAAAGGTTTAACGACCTTACCAGCCTTTTTATCTAATGGTTCTAACACCATTTCGTTCAATGCATATTCGTCTTCTGTGACCTCGAAACAGCCTGCATCGTCTGCCTCAATAATGCGACCACATAAGTAGATACGTTTAGCATCGAGTTCTTTAAGTTTTACTAACATAGGTAATCTCCATTCGTTTTAAATAAAGGGGTGCCATTAAGACACCCCATACAGTTTAATTATAATGGATATTAAGCCTCTGTAAACTCAACTTTGAAGTGAGCACCAGCACCTGTACCTTTAGCAACAACTGCATCGAATAATACTGCAACGTATTCATCCAACAACTCTTTAGTGTCGCCCATTTTGTACACACGAGCCTCAGAGTCACCAATCCAATGACGTTCAATCAAGTTTTCATTCACAACATATAATGTGTGTTTCTTAGTACCTGCATCGAATGGAATGTAGTTATCTGGAATAAGTGGTAAATAACCAGCTTGTGTACGGATTGTGTTTACAATGAAACCGTTACCCAAGTCAACTTTGTCCGCAGATTGGTCTACGCTAAAGTTAGGGCGACGAAGTTCTGCACGAGACAAGTAATCGATTGTCATTGGGTTTGCATAGATTGCAGTAGGCATGCCAATGAACTTAGTATCAGCCAAGTTTTTAGCCATTTTAGTGCGGATTGTATCAGTTACAAACTCGCCTGTGCCTGTTGCAAAGCTGTAAGGGTTAGCCACAGTTACTGCATCTGTAATTTGTGTAGCCAAACCACAGTATTCAGTAGATGTAGAATCTTCTGTGGAAGTTGCCGCACCTGTCCAGATGCCTTTGTTTGCAGTTTGGTATAAATCAACAAGCATATCAGCCATGTCTTTGTTCAACATTTGTTCAGCAAGTGCATCGCCTTGTTGTTTTACAACGTCTTGGTCGAACAAAGAGTATTTAATACCAGAAGTGATTGCTTTGATGAACAACGCACGTTCTTTACGACCGTAATCTTCGTCATAAGTACCTGTCACACCGTATTTGCCTGCATCACCTGTGCGTGCATCTACGAATTTTGCGTTGTGAGCAATCTTAGTTTGCTCCCAATAACGAGATGGATGACCTGTCGCCATTACGGATTTGATACGGTCACGGATTGTCACTTGACGATTTAATAGGTCAAGTATTTCTTTTTGGAACTTAGGAAGTTCGATATAGTGAGATTGATTGTAGTCTGCAACTGCTGCCGCAGAGATAAAACCTGTTTTTGTTACTGCCATATTATGTAGTCTCCTGTTATTAGTAGTGTATCAATAATGTTTTTCCGTATTATAATACAGATTTAACCATGCCAGCGAAGTCAGAGAATTTTTCTTCTTTTTTACCAGCATCTAATTTTGCTTTTGTTTCAAGGTTTTTAACATCGGAAACAACAACTGTTTCTTTTGCGGATGCTTCGATTTCTGCATCTTTTTCAGCAACTGCTTTTTCGAGTTCAGCGATTTTCGCATCTTTTTCTGCGATTGCTTCGTCTTTTGCAGAACATTCAGCAGTCAAGCGTTCAACTTCTGCTTGTGCATCTTTTAATGCTTGAGCTTCAGCTTTTGCTTGTGCTTCTTTAGCACTAGCCTCAATGTTTGCCTTGATAGCTTCATCAATAAGTTGTAAGATTTCTTGTTTTTCCATTACTTGTTTTCCTTTCGCCTTAGCGGCAATCTCAGCGATATAAGTATTTTGGTATGCGGCTGCATTTTTAAACAACATAGCAACACCAGTAAATTCGACATCTGCCATTTCAATATAATCATCGTGTTCTCGAAGATTAAACATGGCTTCCACGGAGAACCCAAGGGAGTCAACGGTCTTTTTAATGAAGTCTGCAATATCTGGGAAGTCGTTTTTATACATGATGCCTGTAAACTTGAGTTCATCACCGTCTACCCAACACTTTTCAACAACACCAATTTTATTTCTGCAGTTGTGAGCAGTCATGAGTTCATCAGGGAACAACCATGGGTCATAATCACAGTTAATACCCATTAGGTTCATCGTAGATGCACACTTTTCAGCTTCTTCCGAAGATAATACCACTGGTCTGTCAACGCCGTTTGGAGTATAATCAGATGGTGTATTCAAGAACATGCAAGTACCTGTAAAACGCATCGCATTAGGGTGCAAGTTATCTAGGGTGACACTTATTGCATTAGCCTGTAGAGATACCTTTTGCTTATTCATTGTCTGTCTCTCCTTTCTCCGTAGATTTCTCCAAAGGAACATCTTGTGGGGTGGATGTCACTCGTTGTTCAATTAGAGATGATTTATATTCATCAAGGAGTTTATTCCCTGACTGAATATCAGGAAGTTCAATACCAAGAACACCATTTAGTTCTTGACGAGCCTCATTAATTGTGATAACATTACCATCAACAAGTTTACGAACACGTTCAACGGCATCGGCTTGTTGTGCCTTGGTTGGTGTAAACACAAAACGGAACTCGATTTTGCCACCATAGCCAAGCCTGTCAATGACATACTTATTGATGGCACGTTCAAATATTTTCGCCCATGGCTTAATTGTGTATTCCAACATCTCGTTGTCTTTTTCAGATGATGTCGAACGGTCATTTGAGATGGCAACCCCAAGTCGTTCTGGTGGAATATTAAAGCATGTGGCAATAATCTGTAGTAATAACTTTTGCCAATTTAGAGATGCTGACTCGTCACCAATCGGAGACACTTGTTTTGCATCTAATTGTGTTGTACCAACAATCGCAACGGCAGATTGACCTTGGATTTCACTTTCGATATACACTCGAACTTTCTCAATTTCTTCTTGAGATGCGTTTGCACCAAGGTTAATTAAATACTTTGGCATCGCATTAGAAGAAATATCGTTTGCATACTCTTGTACCTCAGATAGATACTTAATATGTCGATATGCTTGTTCTAATGGTGAAAAACCAAACTCATCATAAGTCAGCTTCGTTCGTTGCAACATAGCGATTTTGTCACATTTATACCACTCTTGAACACCGTTAGCGTTCTGCATATATCGTGGCTGGTTTAAATCGCCAGTCCAATTTGTGACAACCTCGATTGTTTGAGCATCAATAGGGAATAAATACAGAGGTCTATCCCTTTTGACAACCTTTTGTTCAAAGAACGCAAGGTCTAACACAATTAAATCTTCAAATAGTTTACCAATGAAGTCATGGTAATCATCCACAGGGTTAGGTTGTTTAATTATCTCGGTGACTTTGCGAATTGCTTTTTTATTTTCGTTATCGTCAATCGAAACAACCTCCCATGGCAATGCTAGGATGCCCTCTCGTATTTGATTAATAGCACTTCTAGCAATAGGTGTTCTTGCCATGTTTCGTAACGCTTCCACACTCAACTTTGTTTCCGTGTTTTTGCGTTTTCTAACACCCCAACGACCAAACCATGTTTGTGTGACATTGGCAATAGTATCTCGTGTAACGAAAGCACTCATCCATGCGTAAATTTTTTCTCGTAGGTTCATCGTTTCCAACCTTTCATGAATGATAATGTGTCCATTCGTTTCTTACGAATCGTACCCATCGCACCAACATTGATGGTTGATGAGTTTTCTAAGAATTTAGAGATACACCGTTCTAAACAGTCAGGTGCATCATCGTGGTCTTTTGGAAAGTTCTTAAGTTGACTTTCGAGAACACGATGGTTTTTATTAAACTTGATATACCCTTGTTTAATCTTCGGTGCAAGCGAGCGTATCCGAGTACCCTTGTTATCGCTCGCCGTACTCCGAGCAGAAATCCAGTTTACATACAGACCCATATCAATGGCAGTCTGCTGTAATGTCTTCGAGAAGAACTCTTGGAATACGTTTTCTTCGACAATAAAGCCGTCTAAACGACCATTGTACTTGTCTAAATACAACAGTATATCATTAATAATGATATCTGGTGACCTGCGTTCAATGTCGGCTTCTAATACATAGAAATAATTATCTACGCCACGACCGACAAATATAATTGCAGAATAATCAGATGTTCTTGACTTACCCATAGACAAGTCAACAGATGCATATATCTGTTTCATCTTAGGTAAGTTCGTTTCGTCATAATAGTTAGCCTTAATCCACGACTCTTTAAACACTCGACTTGCTTCGGTCATAGGATTGTTTTGATACTCGGAGTTGAAAGCCTCGTCATCTTGCATACGTAAAATCATGAGTTCTTGATACCAGTTATCACGAGACATTCTCATTTTTTCTTCGTATGAACAATCTAGGTGTTCAAACAAACCGAAGTTACGACCCTCCCACATTACTTCGACTCCATCCATCATTTCTTCTCGATGTTCTTCAAAATAATCGGCGGCATTCTTTGCCGCATCTGGGTCTGACAAGTCGTTAAAGATTTCTTCCCACACGGTCCAACATGGACTTTCAGAGAACGTGTATACAGCTTTATATATCGCACGATTCCAGTTGTTAAACTTAGAATCGGTCAATACTTTATACAGTAAAGCCTCATAGTGCAATACCGAACCGACATACAAAAATACCGTTCTAGGATTGCCAATCGGCATTAATACTTTCATGAACCAATCGTATAATTTCTTGCGTTGGTTTTCTGTTTCTACTGCCTCGTCATTCTCAAGGTCGTCTAAGATAACAACTTCTGGTCGAATATTGTTATAACTAGAGCCACGCAAAGATTGACCGCTTGACTTTGCAAACACTTGAATTTTGTTCTTGGTGACAATCTTGTCGCTTGCCCATGTCTTGTCACCCTTGAGAAGACCAAAGTCCTTTTTCAGACGTTCATTATCTTCTAGTTCGTCTTTAATCGTCTGTATGAACTCTTTGGCTTGTTCAAAGGTATCAGATATAATCAGTATGTTCTTTCGATAGCCATACACGATTAACCATATTGGGAATACGACCGAGATAATACGGCTTTTGCCGTGACCTCGTGGTGCCGCACGAACAAACTTGTTTTGCAAGTTGTCAAAATGCAGTATCATATTTTCTGCATCCTTGAACATCGAATGATGAAAGTCGCAGAATGGTGTAGAGAATATATGGGGGAAATAAGTCTTGGCGAAGTGTTCCAAGTTAGTCGCACCAATATCTTTATCGGTTGGTGTGTTATCACTTGGCTCTGTGTTCGCTCGAGATGCCCCTAGTAGCGTGTCTAAGATATTTTCAGCCATTAACACACCTCCCTAGTAGAAAATTGTTCTCTATATATAGTATCAAACACTTTAATTTTGTAACACTTTTTTCATTTAAAGTGTTAATTTTGTTGAATTTTTGCATAATTTGCCAATAAAATCTTATTATCTTTCATCTGTTCTTTGACTTTATTCGCCAAAACAGGGTCTTCTTTCTTGATAATCTCCATGATTTCAATAATAATAGAGTTCATAGCTTGGAATGTATAAATCTTCTCTGCTACGGCTTGCATGTCTTTCAAGATAGATTGCTTTCTTGCGATATACTTCTCTTGGTCTAACATTAAGTCTTTCATACGTTTGTAAATCACATCGGCATCCGAAGAACCAGTCGCCTGTTGACATTGCAAGTCGTCTATAAACAGTTGTATCATCTCGATTTGTGTTTCGACCATATCAAGCAAGTTCTTTTGTTGATTATAGGTGTTAACAACTTCGGTTTCTTCCGATGGTTGCATCTCTTGAACCAAGTTTGTGCGACACCAATCACCGACCATCTTAGGGGTAATCAAAATGTTTTGTAGTTCACCCTTATGTTCTTTATTGAGTTGTCGTGCGATGGCTGTATAAGATTTACCAGCGTTTCGCCAATCGGTTACATAGTCGCCAAGACCGAAAAAGTCAATGCGGTTCTCATAACCCTTTTTACGTTTTAATGCGACTTCATTCATAATATCAAATTCTCCAAAAAATATTTCAAAAAGTTGTTGACATGATATATCCCATAGTGTATTATATAAGTAGAAACAGGAAACACACACACAGGAGGAAATATATCATGGCTAATACAACAGAACCAATCAGAAATTTATCAAAAGTCCAAGAAATGAAACAAGCACTCGGTAATGACCGAGACAAAATGTTGTTCACTCTTGGCATCAACTCTGGTCTCCGCATCAGCGACCTTGTTGGGTTAACCGTTGACGATGTTAAACCAGAGATGGAACTATATGAACAAAAAACAGGTAAGTTCAAACGGTTCATGTTATCCAAAGAGGTCTACGCATTGTTATGCGAATACGCAAGCCGATGCAAGCATTGGTTATTCCCAAGTCGCTCTGGTGACGGTCATATTTCAACCGTACAAGCATGGAGAAAAATCAAGGCTGCATCCGTGAAATGCGGTTTAGATAACATCGGTACACACTCCATGCGTAAAACATTTGGGTATCACGCATACCGTAAGGGAGTACCGATTGCGTACCTTATGCAAGTCTTTAATCATTCCTCGGAAGCAATTACAATGAGATACATTGGTATCACAACCGAGGAATTAAACAACAAGGTTTACGCCATTATGGCTTTATAAGAACGAAAGGCAGGAAACACTCATGATTGCAACTATTTTATTATTATTCTTGGTTACCGCTATCAGTCTTGCGATTGCATTGGTTGTCGGATGGTTGACATCTCCACGCATCGCAGGTATTCTGTATATTATTGTCGCTGGTATGTATGGTTCATCCACCGTAAGCAGCATTACAGACGGTACCGTAAAGTTTGGCGACTCTTGGTTGGCGTTTGCCATCTGTGCCATCTTTGTATACCTTGGGTTATGCTTTATGGCAGAGTTCCCAGAGTATTAATCACAAGCAAACAAAAGGGCATACATAGGTTTATATCTTAGGATATATTCTTATGTATGCCCTTTTTGTGTTTCTTGGGATTGATGATGTATGTTTCACTCGTATGTCTCACATGTATGTTAATGGGTTAAGTCACAAACATAATATCTGACTATGAAGCAAACACGTTAGTGTTTATTGTCGAAGACAATCTTATAGGTTTAATACTTATGTTTAATACTTAAGTATTCTTAAGAGTATTCCTTTTAGATTGCTTCGCAATACTCCTTACGGAGTGTCTTTCAAGTCGGTTTCTTAAGGCTCGAGCAAAAGCCTTTTCAAAACTGTTTCTTAAAACTCTTTCAAGAACTCATTTGCTTTAAAACCTCAAGTTAAAACTCTCTCTATATATAGAGTCAAACACTTAAAATTCGTAACACTTTTTTCACTAAAAATCCTGTATTTCATGTTACACGATTCGTGTAAAATACCGTTCCGCCCAGTAGCCATCTATGTTTTCGGACTTGAAAAAATTTTTTGAATATATGAGTAAAAAATGCCCCATAACAGGGGAATGAGTAAAATTTCACCCATGCGTTTTTACTCACGTCATACTAGGCTGGTGTCATAAACCTATGGTGGTGCTTGGGTTGGACAGCATTTGACCCACATGGGATAAAATCGAACGAATGTACGTTGGAAAACACACCCATAGTATCGTGACGGATTTTCACAAGCATCGACCTAGTGTTGTGATTTTGGAGTGACAAAGTTTTGGCTGCACCCTGTTGTTAGTCTGACTAAAAATAAAGCAATCACCATCCTATGATGGTGATTAACTACGTTGAAAAAGATTGTCTAAACGATACACAACCCTAGTGTTGCATCACTCTAGTACCATGTCATAAACTTATGATAACGCTATACTAGGAAAACATATATCCAAAAACATAATCATTATACTAGGGTTTCTGTTTATAGAAAAATCATAAGTTACCCTGTATGAGACCTTAAAAATTTCTACAAAAATTTTAAACGATTGTATATTCGATAGACAACTCAAATTGGAAAATACGATTGTTCCATATGATGTTACATATCTTAGACAATCTATTGAAACGATTGATTTCTCGATAGTATTTGCGATTGTTTTCTACATATGTTATGTGTTTGTATGTATGAAACCATAGATAAAACATGGGTTTGTAGACCATTGTATGTCATGGGGTATGTACTCATGTATGTGTGTGACAAGTATTTATCTCAGGTATTCTCATTTGTATTAACTTGGGTTTGTTATGATTATACCGCCCCCAGTTGAGAATGGTTCTCCCTTTTGGATATTGAAAATTTTCGATGTACCCATGGGTGTCTCATTGGTTCATATGAACACGTGTTCACATATGCACCATACTAGGGTTAGTCAATCAATCGAATAGTATCAATGTAATAGAATACCCATTATCATTCATTCATTATCATTTGTATTCTCAATATGTAGATATCATATATAGACAAATGTCGATATATATGTTTGTACATATGAACACATATTCATATGTTAACCCACAAGCTGGAATTGGTTGACATATGAGCGAATACTCATGTATGCACTTATGGAATGCCAAAGATTACTTTATGTAATGCTTGAGTATTGGCTTTGGTATGGATAATAATTATCCTTTGGCACTCTATAGTTCAATACGTATACACGTATCAATATATGTTTCAAATTCTGTAGTATCATCATACCCACGCCAATACCCATGTTGACTACCAAAGTACACCACAAGACCACCAACACCACAACACCATACGTCTATACATCTGTTCCATACATCAACAATATATATGTATAAACAAAATAAAAATACAACAGTATACAACGATTGTATATAACGATTGTATTTTATGTTGTATGGTCTTTTGTATTTATTGCATATGTTACCCCTATAAATGGATTACACAAGCCTTATAGCTTAAATAAATCAATCGTTTATTCTCAATTAGTCCGCCGTATTGATAACGCCTGCGTTATGTGTAACATATGAACATGCGTTCATAAGCACAAAATTCTTGTACATTCTTATAGCTAAAGACTTTTAAAAATT